ATGGAGCCGAAAGGCCTCGACATGGGGGATTATCAGGAGCGCTATCAAGACTACGACATCGAGGTCGCGGTCGAGCAGGTGCTGACCGGCGTTAAAGCGCATTTCCGGGTGCTGCGGAGCGGCGCCGTGGTGATCGACTGGCGGCTCGTGAGGATCGACAGTCTCTGGCCGACCGAGCATGCGGCGGCGGAGGCGGCCTTTCGCGCGGGGCGCGAGACGATCGATGCGGGCATCGCCCCGTAGCGTCGGCAGTGCATGCGACGCTGAGACGAGGTCGACAACACGGCGGTGAAACCCGCATCAAGCCGGCACGAACCGCTGTAAACGCAAACTGGGCGCCGGCATGAATGCATCATGCGCGGCGCCCAGCTTATCTGCTGCCCGTGGCGGCAGCAGATTCAACAGCAACGGCTTAGTGGCCGAAGAAAACCGATTGCGGGCCCGACGTCGCTTCACGCGTACCCGATTGCGACGACACGCTCTTCACACCGCCGTAAGCGTTCGATTCCGATTGAACGCGTTCTGCCGCGACGGTTTGGGCGTTCTGGCCTTGTTGCGAAGCCGGGGCGCCGACCGACGGACGATACGACGGTGCCGGACCGTAGCCGCTAGCAAAAGCGGGAGCGGCGATCGAGGCAGAAACAGCAACCAGTACAGCGGCGATAAGCTTGGTGTTCATGGTGTGACTCCGATAAACGTTTCAACTTCAGTTCAGGAAGGCGTCGCAGGGGCCGGTGAGGTGTGTCTGCAACGTCGATGAAGGGCAGTGTATACCCCTACTATCGAGAATTTGTGCTGATAATTTGAAATTACTGTTCTCAATACTGAAATAATCGGCCGGAGGGCGGTGGGAGAAGGGCGAGCGACGTTCCGACCCCGATGGACGGGCGGGTTTGAGGAGGAAAGACCGCTTGTGCACGCAGGTTATTCGGACGAAGACGGTCGCCCAGACTGGTGATTTCAAGCGTTGCTGTAAAATCCGTGTTTTGAATCAAGCCGTTGGCCACCCCATGTCTTCACCTCAAACGCCCAGTCCCCGCCGCGTATCCGTCGCACCGATGATGGACTGGACCGATCGTCACTGCCGCTCGCTGCATCGCGTGATCTCGCGCCATACGTGGCTTTACACCGAAATGGTCACCACCGGCGCGCTGCTGCACGGCGACGTGCCGCGCCATCTCGCGTTTACGCCGGAAGAAGCGCCGGTCGCGCTGCAACTCGGCGGCAGCGAGCCGGCCGACCTTGCCCGCTCGGCCAAACTGGGCGAACAGTGGGGTTACGACGAAATCAATCTGAACTGCGGCTGCCCGTCCGAGCGCGTGCAGCGCGGCGCATTCGGCGCGTGTCTGATGAACGAGCCGCAACTCGTCGCCGACTGCGTGAAGGCCATGCGCGATGCCGTCTCAGTGCCGGTGACGGTCAAGCATCGGATCGGCGTGGACGCCGTGGAGGAATACAGTTTCGTGCGCGACTTCGTCGGCACGATCGCCGAGGCGGGCTGCAACGTTTTCGTCGTGCATGCACGCAATGCGATTCTCAAGGGCTTGAGTCCGAAGGAAAACCGCGAGATTCCGCCGCTCAAATACGACTACGCTTATCAGTTGAAACGTGATTTCCCACATCTGGAGATCATCATTAACGGCGGCATCAAAACGCTCGATGAAGTGGAAACGCATCTTCAGCACGTCGACGGTGTGATGCTCGGGCGCGAGGCTTATCACAACCCGTATCTGTTGGCCGACGTCGACGCACGCTTCTACGGCTCGACGCAAACGTCACTAACGCGCGAGCAGGTCGAAGCGAAGCTGATCGAGTATTGCGCGGCTGAAATGGCGCGCGGCACGTACCTCGGCGCGATCACGCGCCATGCGCTCGGTCTTTATCGTGGCGAGGCCGGTGCGCGTGGATGGCGTCGCGTGTTGTCGGATAGCAAGCGCCTCGCCGCGCGCGATCTGAGCATATTCAACGAGGCAAGACAGCATCTGCGTGAGCCAGTCGAAATTTTTGAATAAAGGACTAGGCAAACGTAATTCTTGTTCGTATAATCTCGTTTCTTCATCGACGAGCCAGAGTTTTTAGGCAAGTCAAGCAGATGTCAGTGGTGGCTGTAGCTCAGTTGGTAGAGTCCAGGATTGTGATTCCTGTTGTCGTGGGTTCGAGCCCCATCAGCCACCCCAAGTATTCACGCGGGTTTCCGCGATAGTAGAGACTGACTTGTTACAGGTTTTGGAAGATAAGATTCCAATTTCTGGAAGATGAGTCAGAAAGAAAGGCCCGCTAATCGCGGGCTTTTTTGTTTCTACCGCGTGGCGCGCACTTTTCGCGCCCTGCGCCGGTCGTACGTCTTCTTGATCATCCGCTCGTCGACGTGGCCGGTCGCGTCGACAATCCGGCTGTCGCCTTCATCCATTCGATCCGTAACCGCCGTCGGCCTCATGTCGCGCAGCGCGAAACGCTCGAACGAAACACCGCGCGCCTTCGCCTCGATCTCGCAATAGCCCATCAGCCGAGACCAACTCGTATTCCACCCGCTGCGCGTGTAGACCTGGCCCGACGTGTTGCCGAACACGTAGATACTCGCCGTCCGCTGAAGCGCTAGGGCCTCTTCGATTACGGCCTTGAGCTCGGGTGACCACAAGACGAGTTTCGCGCGCGGTGCCTCGCCGGCCTTGCGTTTGCCGATCGGCACGCTGATGCCGTCCGCGCTGATCGACTGGCGCCGCAACTCGCGCATTTCCGTTGGCCGACTGACGGTCAGGTATGCGGTCTGCACGCACAGCGCGAGCGTCAGGTATGTCGACGCTGCATGTTGATCGCCGACGCTGCGCCGTGATCGCGCCACCTCGACGGCGAGCAGCACGTCGGCGGCCGCGACGACGCGTGTGCGCGGCTGCGTCGGGTTGTACTCGATGCCGCGACACGAATTCACTTCGATCAGGCCGCGCCGGCGGCCGTATTCAAACACGGCTGACAGCAGCGCGATTTCCTTGTTCGCTTTCGCCGGCGCGCCGAGCTGCGCACGTTTATCCAGGTAGCCATAGACGTGCTTCGGCTTGATCGACTTCGGCGACATTTTCCCGAAGACAACGATCAGGCGTTTGGCCTCGACGCGATTCTCGTCCAGCGTGATCTGTGCCTTGCGCCGCTCGTCGCTGGCGGCCATGCGCTCCTGCCACTCGAAGTAATCCTCGATCAGCGCCTCGACAGTGCCGGGCTCGACGGCGTCGCCATTCAGCGCCTCGGCGCGCTCGACCGCCTGCTTGCGAATGTCGGCGATGGCGTCTTTGTTGTGCGCCGGCGCGGACAGGCGAAACGCCCACTTCCCGGAAGGCAGTTTGTAGCCGAAGCTGACCTTGTGCTTGCCATAGCTGGCGTAGAGGCGGAACGGTAACCCGTCCGGCCGTTTGCGTCGTCCGATCATTTTTCGAGTGCTGCGAAGTCGGGTTCTTGTTCATCGTCGGCGAGCTCGGCGGCGCGCGGCGCAGTGCCGTGCAGCCGTGCGTCGCAATAGTCGCGCGACACCTGCGGGATACCGGCGATGCTGACCGCGAACGGCCACCGGTTGCGCTCGAGCCAGCGCTTCATGCATGCGAGGCTGCGCGGCTGGCACCCGACCAGCTCGGACAGCTCCTGCCGTGTCAGGTACGCAGCCATCACCCCTCCTTCTGTTGAGACAGGACTCGGATCAGACCTGCGATCTCATGGCCTTCTATTGTTCCCGAGTCGTACATTTCCGCCAGATCAGCCGCTTCTTCCAGTGCTGCTGCCCGCGATGCCTGCCATACCTCAAACGCCGATTTGGTCGGGTGATCGAACTCGGGCCAGCGCTTTTTGAAGAACGCCATAAAGGCTTCATGCTCGGTCATGATTGGCCTCGGTCTGGCTGTTGAGACAGGGCGCGGATAGCCAGCGCGCAATTCTGCGATTCACGGCGAACGTATTGGGCTACCGTGAGGCGCAAGGCTCGCTCATCGCATACCTTCGCTGCCTCCTCCAGCGCGTCCCTGCGCACGCTATCCGGTGACGCGGGGTGGGTGTAGACGATGCGCTTTTCCAGCGGCGTGCGCTCGTAATGTGTTTCAGCGACGTCAACCCATCCGCCGGCCGTAGATTGCACCTGATATACCACCTGCTGCCCATCGGTTGCCGGGGTGAGGGCGGCCTTCTCAGCAGCCTGCCATAGCCACAATAGAAACTCCTGAGGAACACCCCATTCGGCGAACACAAGACGATGCGGGTCGTTACGCCCAAGGTCGCGCTGATCCAACTCGTGGCACGGGCTATCCATGTATGCCTTGAAGCGCTCGAACTGCTTGACGTCACGCATCGTCGCCTCCGGTGCGTGCGGCGAGCAGAGCGCGCAGTTCTCTCGCGCAGACATCGACGTTGTATCCCCGATCCAATCGCCTCACGATGGACCATAGAACCTCGCGCTGCGCCTCCGTCAGTCCCGCGCGCTCGTTGTGGCTCGCGACTGGCGATGCGGGCGGGGCGGCACGATGTTTGGCGATCTCTTCGCCCCTATGCTCGTGGGGCGAATCCTTGCCGCATATAGGGCAAGCGAATGTTCCGGAGACCGGGTAATTAAGCTCGACTCGCTCGGCGATCTCGCGCTCCTGCTCTGCCGTAAGCCCGTTGATTGGTGCGTCACGTCCGCGCTCGCGAGAACGAATGTTGTCGTGCTGGTATCCGATACGCAGGCGGCTCTCGAATTCGGCACGCGTCAATCCTTCAACGTTTCGCGCCTCCCCTGCCTGTGCTTGCGAAGGCTGGGCAGCGAGAAGGGCGCGTATCAGATCGGCAGCTTCTTGCATTTCATCATGCTCAAGACCGGTGATCACTCGCTCCATCATCTGCGTCTGCGCTTCTGTCAGCGTCATCGCGCCTTCCTGTTTTGGGGTGGGGGTCATTTCGGTTCCTTATGGCCGATTGTCGGCGCCGCATTTCGGGCAGCCGCAGCTATCAACTACCTGGACGTCACTCAGGAAACAGCCGCATCCGCCGCAACGGTTGACGTAGCGCGGCGGCATCGTCGGTTTGATGATCGTGATCCCGGTGCCTTGTAGCGCCTCATCGCGCTTGATGTACTGCATATCGACTGCCGGCCGCGTCTTGGCGTCGATATATTCCTTCGGCCACGGAATGTCGGTCTCGCGCGCGTTGTGATACTGCTGCGCTTCGTCCTTCGTGAACAGTCGCGCTTTGCGCATGTCGGTTGTGTATCCGCCTTGGCCCTTCTCCGCCCACCAGAGCACGTCGTTGCCGACATAGCTACGGCCGTCCTGAAGGTAGAAGAGTCCGCTCACGTCGCCTCTCCCGTCTTAACCACGCCGGTATCGTCGGCGCGGTCGATGCGCTCTGGTTCGTATTGGCAGGATGTTTCGAAGTCGTGATTCGGCCATTCGCCCCACGCCACGCATGCCTCGCACGCGTCGTCATCGTGGTCTGGATGTGCAGCGCACGGCGACGGCTCATTTTCAAGGTTCGTTTGGGTGGTTTTGTGGGTAACGATTCCGGATACGACGCTTTCAACCCCCTCCGACCATCCGTCGTCAAGGTATCCTTCGATCGCCGCGCGATGAGCCTTGTCGCGCTCGTCGTCGGTGGCGAACTCTTCATATCCGCACTCGTTGTCATAGACAAAATATCGGACCGGTTGCACGGCCGTCGCCCAGGTATCGTCTGCGACTGGCTGAGCGGCTTGGGGGCAATCCGTCTCATGCACCCCGTTGATAGGCATCGAGCAGAAAAAACAGATGCCAGTAGATTCGGCGTCGCTGGCGCGCGGAAGCGGGGCGATCTGCGCGCCGAGGTGCCAAAGCATCATGCAGAAGTTCGCCACGTCTCGCGGGTCACCTTTCTCGACGTGCTCGCGCAGAAAACGTGAGAGGTCGACCGGGCTGCATTGCTCCCAGCCGCCGCGACCCTTCTCGCGCGCCGTGGCGAGCTTGCCCTTCATCACGCGCGCGAACGTGTCGACGGCGAGGTCATCCGTGTGAGACTGGCTCTCGTCAGCGCGGGGAAGGAAATCGGCGGTCGCGCGAGCAATGACCCGCTGTAAATTGTCCAGCGTGCTGCTCGGATCGCCAGAATCACCGACCACGTTCAGCCGATATACCGCCTCGACGTGTTGCAGCGAACGCAGCATGTCTTCGAATACCGAGCACGACGGATGGAAGTACCGCTTCGCCGCTGGGCTCTCGTCGGTGCAGGATGCAGGCGCGGCGGCAACGTGCTTGCGAAGATGCGCTTTCAGCACGTCGCAGGCCGCGTTCGACGCATTGCGATTCGCGAGTTCCCGCTCGTAGTATTTCGGCCCTCGCGCCCACGTATACACGGTGTCGCAAAGCCGCATGATTAGTTGATCCGCTTCGGCAAGCCACTCAGCGCTCTGCACAGACGCGGCGAGTTGGATGCCAGAAATATCGCTGTCACCCTTGTCGTTACTGGCTTTCAGGGTGGCGGGGTATGCAGGCGCGGCGGCAAGTTCCGCGCCGAGGCGGTTCTCTAGAATCAGCCTGAGATCATCGACCTCGATGCAGATTGAGTTTGCCGCGTTGGGATCGGCTGCGTCAGACTCGCAAACGTCGCGGATTATCAGATCAATCGGCGGCACAGTCGCAGCTTCGCGAGTGATTAGATCGGTTATCTTTCGCAATAGCGCAAAAACGCCTGGATAATCGTCAAATCCCAGCAGCGCTGAGACTGCACCAATATCTGCGCAAACGCGCCGTAATGCTTCTCGGGTATCGCTCATGATTCTTCTCTCTCAGGATTGGGTTAGGGCTTCGTCGGCTGCTTCGATGAACGCGGCTGGCTCATGCGAAGTCGGCTCGCCGAAGAAGTTCGACAATTGCCGTTGCAGCTTGGAGCGCCACAACGCCGTTTCCAACTTGACGGAGTTGGTGATTGCGGGATTCGTCCACCAGATAGGCCATCCCATCAGCCAGCATGCGAACGCCGGGTTCAGTCGCTGGCGCAAGGTCCGGGCGGTCGGCGACAATTCCCGGCCATCGATCGTCGAGTGGACCGGGTGCAAAGATGTCGCCAGCACCTGACGGCCGAGTAGCCCGTTCACTTCGACGTTCTCCAGCGATGTCGCGCCGTCCTTGTGATCCCGCGCTGTTGGCGTTGCCCAAGTCGCCGTTTGCGTCAGCAGACCCGGTGAGCGACGCGCTATCTCGGATGGGCAAACACCCTGATCCGTCTCGCTTGCCTTCGGCGTCGCCCGTTGGCATGCCTGCCCCGCCAGCACAATTCCGTGCCCGTTTCCGTGACTCGGTGCCATTTTCGTTGTACGGTTGCTGTTCTCGCTGCTGGTCGGTGTGGCCCAGTGACGAACTTCCGACTCCAATCCCACGGTCCGCTTGCCGCTTTCCGTGCTGCCTCGACTCGCCACTACTTCCGCTGACACTGAGCGGCCACCGTTCGGAACAACTGGCGTCATCCATTGCGTGACCTGTTTCGCAAATTCGCCCCCCCGCACCCACTCTGCCGTCCTGTGTGATTCCGTTCATCCCGAAGGGTGTCAGCCACGCGCCAGGCGACGCAGAACCACCGCTCGCGCTGGTGATTTGCACCGACGTCGGACGCTCGAATAAGCAGGCATTCCGCATTCCAACCGCGGTCGGCCAGTTCTCCCAAGACTCGGGAGGCCGCGCGCTCGAAGAGTTCGCCTTCGGTTTCGTCCATAACGGCGGCGGTGGCAGAAGTGATGCCTGACACGTTCTCCAGAATGAGGAGTTCCGCACCGCAAGCATCCGCGATGTCGAGGACGGTGAAGAAGAGTCCAGAACGCTTCCCGTTGAGACCGGCGCGCCTCCCGGCAACGGAAAGGTCTTGGCATGGGAAACCGGCAATGACGCAATGAACGCGTCCGCGCCACGCTGTGCCGTCGAACGTGAGAAGGTCAGACCAGATAGGCGCTTCATCAAGCGCTCCCGCTTCCATAAGCGCAGCAATTTGGCCGGCGGCACTGGCTTCCCGCTCCACGTAACAAACGGTTCGATGTTTGTGTCCGAGATACTCGAATGCAGCTCGGGCACCCTCTCCGAGCATTCCGACGCCGGCACACAGTTCGATGGAATGTAAAGCCACGTCATACTCCTCCTCAATAGGTCTGTGTCAGCGCATGGTTGACCGCATGCCCGCGATCCCGAACGACATTCGCGAGCCGCGCGCGGTCGTGGTGGCTGGCTGACGCCTGCCGCAGCAGCCCGAAGTAACTGGGCTATCCGGTTTTCCGTGTGGAAGTCTTGCGATGAGCAATAACCTTCTCCGTGTTGAAACGCGGCTCGCAGACCCCGCAGACCAGGGCGCGCTTCGTACGCTGTCCACGAGTCACCGGCGGCAATGTCACGAGGTGCATGTCCTCGGCGCGGCACGGCAGCCCGCAGTTCGCGCATGGGTTCCCGTCGTCCCTCAGCAAGAACTCGAAGAAGAGCGGTTCCTTGACCGGGTCGCCGTAGTTGGCAAGGATGCGGGCACGCAACACCTCGAAACTGTATCCGCGCCCGGCCTTTACGATGTGCTTGGTCAGGTTGTTCAGCGACTCGGTGAAGGCGTTCGTGTACTTGTGGTCGAAGACGGCCAGAATCTCGCTGCGCCAGTTCCGCATGGCCGTCAGCAACGGCTTGAACTCCGGCTTGACGGACGACTCGACCGAGGCAGCAAAGCCGTCGAACGCCCTGATTGCTTCGTCCTTCGGCAGGTCGAACAGGCCGTAGAACGCTTCCTTGGCGCGATAGGCCGCCGCAATCTCGGGCTCGTTGTCCAGCCACATTTCCAGATTGAAGCGCTGCTTCTCGGTCAGGTTGTGCGGCCGCTTGTTGAGCATCACCTTGGAACGAACCCAGTGCCGGCGCACTTCCGGCTGCTTCACCTTGGCAAGCCGAATGCGCACGCGGTCCATCGCCTCGCCGGCCATCCGCATAATGTGGAACTTGTCCACGACCACGACGGCATTGGGCAGCAGTTCGGCGGCCAGCCGCTGGTACGGTCGCCACATGTCGATTGTCACGACCTTGACGGCGTTGCGGTCCTTGAACTGCCACAACCAGGCAGCCAAGGTGCCCTTGTCCCGTGCGGGGAGCATATCGAGCAGCCGTCGGCCTTCCACGTCCGTCAGGACAAGGCGCAGCTCGCCGGCAATCTTCGTCTCGTCGATTCCCAGCACCTTGGGCAGCCGGGGCTTGTGCGTGGCTCCCAGCTCGCCCATACGCTCCGCGGCCACCGCTCGCACCGTCTTCTCGTCGATTCCGACCTCGCGGGCCACATGGACGAACGTGTGCTTCAGGGCCTGCTTGGCAATAAACTCCGCGCAGCGCACCGTCATTCGGCGCTCGTCCAGGACGCCGCCCAGCGGCTGCAGGAAAGTCTCGCCGCAATCCCGGCACCGGTAACGGCGCACCGTTGCCTCCAACTTGGCTGCAAAGCCACGCAGCGGCGCGTCCGCGTACGTCGTCTTCTTGGTGCCGTGCCGGTACAACTTGATGCCGCCGCACTTGGAGCAGGCGATTGGCTCGTGCACGTATTCCGCCGAGAAGGTTTCCACCAATCCCTCGGTCCTTTTGTCGGTCAGCGACCAACCTTCCATATCGAGAATGTCTTTCATCCCCGGATTTTAGTGTGGAATCGGCTAGAGGCTCAGTTGCTGGGGCAACGCCTCCGGTTCGGACTGCTCCAACAGGCTCCCTTGCCGCTGTGCCGCCTCGATGCGCCGACAGGCAAGCTCGAAGTAGCGAGGCTCGCGCTCGATGCCGACGAAGCGCTTCCCGAGCGTGGCACATGCAACGCCCGTGGTGCCGCTCCCCATGAACGGGTCCAAAACTGTCTTCGCATCCTTGGCGAAGCTCAGGCACCACTCCATCACGCGAACGGGCTTCTGAGTCGGATGGCCAACGCGCTCCGCATTCGTCGCCGAAATGGAGTGAGACAACATCTTGGCGTTCATGTCCATGCTGGTCCACGCCAGTTCGATGCTGGCCATGCTTGGAGGAGAGTCGGGCTTGTACCAGGTCAGCCATCCCCGGCTTCGCGGCAAGTCGTAGTAGTTGCCACCCCAGATGATGAGTTCTTGAGCCTTCTCCGCCAACAGGCCGAAGAGCCATGCCGGAGGAGTCATGTTGTCCCAATCCTCCGGCGCCTGCCCATCCCTGCGTTGCCATTTGGTTGGCTGGGCTGCGAAACCAATTCCATACGGCGGGTCGGTAAGCGCGAGGTCGCATGGCGGCAGCAAGCAAAGCACTTCTCGGCAATCTCCCAGCCAAAGCTCCGCATTGCCGATGGTTACTTTCTCTGCCATTTAGATTCTCCTGTTCCACACGAAATTCCGTTCCACAATTATAATTCATCATCATGGTTTCCACACGTTATTCCGATTACCCAGTAACTGTTAGCGAGCTGATGCACATCGGCCGGCGCGGCGGCGGCCGTGCGGCGCAGCGCTTCATTGACCGTGCGCGGTCGAGTCGAGCGGCGCCACGGCTTGATCAGGTGGCCGACGAAGTCCACGCCGCGCTCGATCGGCTGCAGGATTGTTTTCGTCGGGGTCACGGACAGCACCTCGGCGAACCATTGCAGTAGTGCTCGTAGCCAACATCGATCTCGCCCGGGTCGCACGGCAGTTCATCGTCTCTCCCGCAAACGCAGCACCGCACCATATAACTGCCGTCGTTCATCAGGTCGATTACGCCAGCATCTTCGAGCGACGCGATATGAGCGGTAGCCGCGTCAACTTCCAGCGGGTCTGGGATGGGAGGCGCGTCGCGCAACCACTGGCCGAAATCCTTCATCGCAGCGCTCCTTTCCAATTCACGGCTGTTAGATGTGCGCCCACGATTCGCCTTTCACGACCGCTAAAATCGATGCACTGGAAACGCCAAACTCTTTGGCCAAGACTCGCGAGCCACGCCCATATTTGCCGGGCTCATACCGACGCCGGATTTCTAAAACCTGCTCGGCAGTAAGTTTTGCCTTAGAAGCTTTTTCGCCTCTGGCTTTGTTGGCGCGCCCTTTGGCAAACATGTCGCGCACGTTTTCCAACTGAGTGCCGGGAGAAAGATGGCCTAAATGAATGCACGCGGGCGTATCGCAGGAATGCAGCAGGACTTTCCCGGTTGGAACTGGCCCATGGTGCAACTCGTAGTGCACGATGTGAGCTCTGCGGAGCTTCCCACCGATACGAATTCGCCCGTAGCCTTTCGGGCATTTTTGCCCCGTCCACACAAGGCATTCACCAACCCGCTCGGTCTTGGTGAGTAACTTGTCTTGCAGCGAGAGTTTGTTGAATGCCATGGCGGATTAAATGATCAAATCACTGAAGGAATGAATCTGCGGACGGCGACCGCGCGGAGCGCGGCGCTCTTGCGGCCGCCGCTGAACTGGATGCCGCCGTAGAAGTCCTGGCACCAGGCAAAAGAGGAATCGCCGTCGTATTCGTCATCGAGCCAAATGGCCTCTTCGGGAAGTTCGTCAGGCAGGTTCGCCTGCAAGAGACGCCCCTCACGACGCGTCGGCGTCACAGCGCAACGACCGTGTGCATAGGCGCGAGCGCCCTGGTGGTTGACCATTTCTTCGGACGCGCCGGGCAACTTGATCAGGTAGTGGCTCAGCGTGCCGTCATCGTTTAGCACCGGCCCGGCGACGCGCTCTCCGGCCGCGAGTGGGATCGTGACGCCGTCGACGCGATATTCCGTCGCGTGCGGTTGCGCCTTGAAAGCCGCGATCATGGCGCCGATCCGAGTTTGTTCGGCCTCAATAGCTTCAAGCGTGATCGTCATTGCGATGCTCCTGTTGAATGGATGAATGACTTAATTCTTGAATCTGCGGACGGCGACCGCGCGGAGCGCGGCGCACTTGTGGGTGCCGTCCTGGCCGCCGCCGCCGAAGCCCTGGAACCAGGCACAAGAGGAATTCCAGTCGCATGTCTCGTTGCTCCAGTACGCGTCTTTCTGGAAGCGATCGCGGAACTTCGCGAGCATCACGGCTTGCTCGATGCGGTTCGGCAGATCGCCGCCAATGCTTTGAGCCCAGGCCAGTTGCTCCGCCTGCGAGGCGTCATCGTTGTCACCGGGCAGTAGGATGGTGTGCTCGACGTCGCCATTCGCGTCTACCAGGCCAATGAGATAAATCTCGCCATCTGCAAGCGGAGGAATCTGAAGTTGTTGCATTACGTCTCCTTGGGGAGGGGTAGACTTGCTGGTTATTCACCGACGCGCGGCAAATGCGCATCGCATTCGTGTTCAAACTCGCGGTGAGCCGCGGGCACGCGAAACTGCTTGCGGCGCTCCTGAAACTCTGCATGCTTTGCGGCCCGGTTTATGCCGCCAACGATCACACCGAAACAGCCCCCGACCCACATGCCGCCAAGGACTGCTAAACATAGATCAAGGTCTGTGTACATGGGTGAGCCTTTACGGGATCAGGTGCAGCGAACTACGCTGCAGCGTTCGACGGCGGCCTGACGAGCCTCAAAGCCCGAGCACATCAGGAGGTAGATGGCGATGACAGCGGCTGCGCCGACCCAGATTCGGATTTGTTCGCACATCAGAACACCCCAGCGCGCCAAGCGACGCAGAGATACCAGACGCAACCGATCACAACAGCCGTGATTGCGCAGCCGGCGCCGAACTTGGACTGCACGCGGGAAGCTGCGAGCAGATCGTTATCGCAAGCAGCGCGGTTCACTTTTCGCCTCGCGTGAAGTAGGCGAGCTCGTCGAGCGACCGGCTTTGCTCGGTGTGCTGCGGTTGATTGACTTGCATCTCAACGTCTCCCGTCACCGCGGCAAGACTTCTTTGCCGCGAGCGAAGGCAACCTGAATACGCGCCTTCGGACAGTGGGCCAGATCAGAGAGTGAGAGAACTACGACGGTGCGGCCGAGCTGCGCGACGAAACGGCAATGGCCGTCGAGGCTTTTGGTTGCAGCGCGGTGCATTGCTTTCCGGACGTTCATCTCTCACTCCAGCAATCTGGAAGGTGGTGAGATGCGCCCTAAGAACATGGGACTCGCTGGAATCCAATCAACTTAGGGCGCTTGTCACATTCGCGCTTGGTCAGCGCTTGAGATGAAGTATATCAAAATGATTTGCTTAATCAAGCAAAATGATTTGCTTTGGTCGCGCAAAGATACTTATCAATAATTTCTACCGATAGCGGGGAGTTATTTTTTTAGGTTTTCGTGCTGAGCTGAACGGATGACGTCTTGGCATCGCACAATAGTTGCTGCGGCGCTCTGCCTTACGGCGACATCCTCGTAGCCAGAGATGGCCGCCATGCGTGAGTCGCGCTCCAAGTCTAACTTGGCGCCGGCTATGAGTTGAACGCATACGAGGGCGTTAGCGCGCAGCGTGGCGTGCCGGAACTCGGGGGACTGACGGTAGATAACGTCGGCCGCAGCTTTGCTTTTCGCGTCTCCGATCGCGGCCGCCTCGCTCGCTGCAGCGACATCCACCGAAGTAAGGTATGAAGTCGCATCTTCGCTTCCCTCTGGCGCCGACTTAAGGCGGGAATCGAAGGTCGCCCACGCGAGATCATCTTTGTCGTCCACGTAGCGCGGCGCGTTCGAACCAACTCGACTCAAAACGGCCATGCGCGCGGAGAAGTAGGGTATGCCGAGCCGGTCAGTGCGCTGGTAGATCAGCGCCTGCGCAAAGAATTCCGTCCCCGCTCCGCGCTCGAGCCACGTTGTCCTGTCCGCCGGAAGTTGCATCATTGCACCGAGATCCCCGGATGAGGAGGGAACCCATAAGCGCGCGTCGCCTGCCGCGCCGTCGATGTCGGAGGCCTTGATGAACTTGCATGTAAGGCCTTGAGAGCCAAGGGTAGTGCAGGCTTCGTTAATCTTCGCCTTCTGCGCGAGGATTACTCTGTCTTCCGCCGCCTGCGCGCCGAGCGAGACGAATGCCGCTGCGAGCACAACGACACAACGCAATCGGCCATTTACGCAAGCAGGGGAACGAGTGCGCATCAGTCTGCACTCCCAGGACGAAACATCGAAGCGCGCGCTGTAGCCACCACGAAATGCATGCGGTCGATTTCATCGGCTTCGAATATAACGGGCGGATGAGTTTCGTTGACTGATATAAGGTGGATTCGGCCGGCGCGCTGATAGAGGAAGGTCTTGATCATCACGCGACCGTCTTTAGATCTGACGAGGACGTCATCGCCCGGCTCGACAGGATGTCCCGGTTCAATGATTGCGTATTCGCCGTCTCTAATGCGCGGACGCATTGAGTCGCCCGCGCACCGTAGGGCATATGCGTCGGGGTCGCGAGAGGGAAAGTCCACATACCCATCGCCGTGCCCAACCGGATACTCAAGATCCGCCCAGTGTCCATCGTCACCCAGCTGCGCCATTCCCACCACCGGAATCGGTTTCCAATTTGTAATCGGAAACGGGCGGAACTCGTCGTTGAAACGAACCGCTACGCCAGCTTCCCCTTTGCCTTTGGTCAGCCAAACCGCATTGACGCCATATGTGTTCTGAATAGCGACGGCCTGCACAAGGGTGATTTCTGGGCCTTCGCCATCGAGCCATTGGGAGGACACGTCCACACCGATCTTTGCGACTGCTGCAAGAGTTTCGGCAGACAGATTCATGGGGCCGAGCGCTGCTCTCAAGCGCTGCGGTGAGGTCAGTTTTGCAGCAACAACTTTATCCGTTTTGGGTGACTCGGATTGCGGGATCAGCGCCGCCTTGTCGACACTCTTCTCGCTTTCAAACGCGGGTTTGGTGTGGTCAACATCAAGCCAGCCAATGGTTTTCCCGTAAGCGGCCTCGATGCGGCGCGCAAGGAGGTCCCCGATGTTTCGAGTCGGATTCGGCCCGATCGTTTGATTCACCTGTTGGGTGGTGCTCTCGATTGCGCGCGCGAACTCGGCCGGCCCATCTGTTGCCAGTGAGCGTGCGTTATCCCGGCGGATGTCCTTAACCGTTCTCATGGGTGCGATAGTGGATGAATCAATCATTTTGATCAACGTGCAAAAAGATTTGCTCAAGCAAATCAAAATGATCTATCATCGAAGCATGAACCTTCGATCCTATTTCCAGACGACCAAGCCCGCTGAGCGCGAAGCGTTCGCTGATGCCGTCGAGGCGAGCGTCGACTATCTGTATCTGTGCTCTCGGGGCACGCGGAAGCCCGGTAACGCGCTCTGCAAGCGCATTGTTGCTCACGACTCTCGCTTTACCTTGGCCGAGCTGCGGCCCGACATCTGGGGAAATGGCTTCGATTCGATCGCTGCAAGCGATGACGTGCAGCCGCCGGTCGGCGATCTGCCGAAAGAAGATCAAGAGTAGTTCCCTTTGAAAGGAGGAAGAAATGTCACGTCGCACCGAGTATCGAAACGAAGTGAAGACCCGGCTTTCCGATCGCACGTATGACGGCATGCAGGCGTTCAAGGCATTGCACGGCATCGAGAGTGATTCGGCGGCTTTGTCCCGCATGGCTGATCTCCTGTTGTTTGGCACAGTTGGGAATTTGCCAGCCAACTTGATCGACCGCAGTGCCAATTCGGCCCAGAACGGGACGCGGGTGGCCGCATGACGCAGCGCAAGACCAGCCTTACCGTTGAGCTTCCGACGCCGGAGGCGGCTGATCTGGCGGTGCAAGCAGCGAAAGAGGGGATTTCGACCCCCGAGTTGCTCGGGTATCACGTCCTGAAGAGCGCATACGGGTACTCACACCCGCTGGTATTGGCATTCGAAGCGCGTCCCAAAAAGGGACACGAGGGGACGAAGTAGGGCAGTGCAGCAGGCCGGGACTGGCCGGCGCATCAAATGGGATGAATCGACACATAAGCCTCTTGCGAACCAGGCGTCTTATGTCCCGATTTAGTATTCCTCACTGAAGCCCATATGGAAGCGAGCTTTTACAGCGGCCGCTCTGGCCGCCGCGTGGCTGAAACGCAGCAGGACGCTTTTCACGCACTGACCGTCAAGGATCTGTCCGTTAAGCAACGGATGGTGCTCGACGCCTTTGAGCATGTGCGCGCACATCTCACGCGCGAGGACATCGCCGCAATCACCAATCTCAAGCTGTCGAGCGTCTGCGGGCGAGTTCGCGAGCTTCTCGACGCTGATCGGCTGGTTGTCGTCGGGCGCAGAACGGAGACGGCCACGGGTAAGCCGCAGCAGCTTCTCGCGGTGGTGGTGCATGGCTAAAAATTCGATCGACGCGTACGGCGCGTCAGGCAAGACCAACGTCCTTTTCTTTGACCCCGCCGTGCTGGTGCTGGTCGTGGACGAATCCTCCCCTCTCTACGACCCGCGCGTGCATCTGCCGGTAGACGAGGATCTCGCGCGCAATATCGATTACCAAGGCGTGATCGAGCCGATCCTGATCCAGAAGAACCCCGAGACGGGCGCGGTCGAGATCGTCGTCGGTCGGCAGCGGGTGAAGGCGTCCCGGCTCGCGAACGAGTGGCGTCAAGCTCGTGGTGTGGCGCCAATTCAGATTCCAGCGATCGTGCACAAGGGTAAGGCCCGTGACGCGCTCGACATTATCGTGAGCGAAAACGAGGTGTGCCAGTCCGATTCACCGCTGGGCCGCGCCGAGAAGATGCGGCGCCTGATGGCAATCGGCCGAGGCGAAGACGAGATCGCCGTGATTTTCGGCTGCAAGGTACCGACAGTCCGCGCAACCCTCCAGTTGCTCGAATGCTGCTCGGCCGTGCAAAAGGCAGTCGAAAGCGGTGCGGTCAATGTCACGCACGCGAAGCTGCTCGCAAAGCTGACGCCCGACGAGCAGCGCGGCAAGGTGAGCGAGTTGATCGCGGCGGGATCGAGCTCGACCGGTCATGCGCGATCGCGAGCGCAGAGGGCCGTGATGGGCGACAAATCTCCCAAGATCCGCTCGCGCAAAGAAATCCTCGCCGAGATAGATCGTGCTGGACCGATGAGCATGCGTGCCGAGGCGCTGCGCTGGGTGCTCCACTTGGTTGGTGATGCCGACGGAGCTACTGCGTGAGCATCAAGATCCAGACGATGGTTTGGGATCGCTACCCCGGCGAGGATCACGAGCTGTTGCTCGCGCTGAAACTCGCGGACTTCTGCGACGACAGCGGCGAGCACATTTTCCCGAGCATTGAAACGATGGCGGAAAAGGTGCGCCGCTCGCCCCGCGCGGTTCAGTATCAGATTCAAGGCATGGTGAAAAGCGGCTGGCTGATCAAGGTTGCAAACGCTAGCGGCGGGCGCGGTCGCGCGTGCGAATACCGCATCAATCCTGAATGGATAAACGGAGCAGAAATTGCACCCTTTTCGTCTGGCTCAAAGGGCGCAAGCGTTGCACCCATAAAAAGGGTGCAACGGGCAGCACAAAAGGGTGCAACGGGCGACACAAAGGGTGCAACGGGTTTCGCTAAAGGGTGCAATGGGTTGCACCCGATTCACCAAGAACCACCAGAAGAACCATCAGAGAACCACCAACCTGCGCGGCGAGAGCCGCGAGTTGCGTTGCATGCAGAGCTTTTGAACATCGAACTGCCTGAGGCAATTCCGTTCGTTGTGTGGGACATGTGGTGCGAACACCGCGAAGCGAAAAGCAAGGACGCCCCCTGGACTCGGCCGGCGGCACGCGTGTCGATCAAGAAACTCGAAATGCTCGCTGCTTCTGGGCAGAGCCCCGAGGTCAGCGTCGAGGAAGCCGTGCTGCGCGGTTGGACTGGGCTGTTTCCGGTGAAGGCCCAATCGCTGCCTGTCGGGGGCGCTGCAGCCGGTTTGATCGCGGCGGACTGGCACAAGTCGAATGCCGGCGTCGCGGAGCGCGGCAAGCAGCTCGGCGTCACGCAAAAGGAAGGCGAGGTCTTCATGCGCTTCAAGGCGCGCGTGGTGAAGGCGGCCGGCCCGGGCGAATGGATGGAAGAGATGCTGCGCGACGCGGCGCGCTTCGGCGACGAGCAATACGACGCGCTCTACGGGTACTTCAACGATATTCCGCGCGACAAGGCCGCGCACGCGGAGGCTGCATGACCAGCCGCACGACCGCACTCCGCTACCCGGAAGGGACGAAGACCGTAGGTACGGCGAACGTGCGCGAAGATCGCGCGCCTAGGCCTGGATACGCACAGAAGAAGCTTGCCGAGAAGTTTGGCCTCGCGCCGGTGCCGGCGTTCGACGACATTGCCGACGGCGTCGGCGCACCGGCGATTGCTTTGAGCATTGCCGGTTCGGCCCGCACCGCGGCACAGATCGGCAGCCCGACGCCTCTGGGCAAGACGTTCGCGAGCCTTACGAAGCCAGTGAAGCCGTCGAAGTACCGCAACACGAAGTGCGAGAGCGGCGGCATCAAGTTCGACAGCAAGCGGGAAATGCATCGCTGGCACGAGCTGGTGCAAATGCAGGTTCGCGGCGAGATCAGCGAACTCGAGCTGCAGGTGCCATTCATCTTGGCCGACGGGGTGGTGATCGCGGGCCGAAAACGGCCGCCGCTGCGCTATGTCGCGGACTTCGTCTACGAGCAGGGCGGCGAGACGGTCGTCGAAGACGTGAAGGGTCGCGTCACTGAGGGATACCGCATCAAACGTCATCTGATGGCCGCGCGCGGCATCCAGATCAGGGAGGTTAAATGAATCAGATTGTCGAATATTCCGAAGATGAGATCGCCACTCTCCGCGAAATCTACGCATCGACGGAAACCGTGGAATCGCAGGCCCATCGCTTGCCGCGTCGTTCCTTTGATTCGATTGAGGCAAAGGCTCACGCAATCGGCTTAGTGAAGGCCCGCGGCCAGAGCGTTCTTTGCCTCATCCACGAACTCATGTCCGACGGCGAACCGCGCACGATACGCGAGGTAGTGAAGGCCGTCGGTGGCCGCAAGAAATACGTGGGTGAGCAATTGCGCCTGCTGGCGGACGGCGTCAGATTCCACGTTCACGCATATATCGGCGTTCACCGCTGCTACGTTTTCAAGGCTGGTCCGGGCACGAACGCCGTGCGGCCGCCGGCAGCGCACACGCCCGCTAAGGTCTATTCGGCACGCTTTCGGGAGCGTAATCGCGTCGAGCGACCTGTGAAGGCCAAGAGAGAAGGCTCGCCGCGAGCGAAGGCAAAGCCAAATGCTGCGCCCGCGCCGACGCGTGCGAGTTATGACCCGGTGCTCGAGCGACTGAAGGACGAAAAATACCGCCTCCCGGCTGCCCGTATGCGGCAGGCCGATCGCGTTGTATTCGACGCCATTTCGTCCATGGCGCGCGTTGGGAGTCAGACAGCATGAAACTTTACCTCGCCGGTCCGATGACGGGTTACGCGGAACTTAACTTCCCAATGTTCCACGCCGAAGCAGCGCGCCTGCGCGCCTTGGGGTTCGACATCGTCAATCCTGCAGAGATCAACGCCGGTACGAATGCTGAATGGCTTGTCTGCATGCGCGCCGACATTAAGCAATTGTTGGACTGCGACGGCATAGCTCTATTGCCGCGATGGAACGAGTCACGGGGCGCGTCCATCGAACACAACCTTGCGCGCGATCTTGGGTTGAGGGTATTTCAGGCGCGCCGCCTGATGGGAATAGCCGGCGACTTTCCGGTGATCTCGCAGGACGCTGTCATTGAACTGCTCGATGTGGAGACGGCGTGAAGCGGTCGGCCCCGATGAAGCGTACCGGCTTCATGCGCAAGCAAACGGACGCCTTCAAGACGACGTTTCACATGCAGACGCTGATGCGCAAGGCGGCGATCAAGACCAGGAAGAGGCGGGTCACGGTCGCGGAGGGCGCGAAGTATCTAGCGGCGTGCCGCGGCGAACCGTGCTTCCTGAACGTGAAATGCGCGCGCAGCGATTGGGCAGATCCGACGGTGGTGCCGTGCCACGACAATCGGCTGAGCGCTGGCAAGGGCATGGGGTTGAAGGCGAGCCATGAACGGACGTTGCCGGGCTGCATGCTTTGCCACCAATGGCTCGATCAAGGCCCGGCGACGCGTGAGGAGAAGTTCGCAAGGTTTGACGCCGGGTTTTCGCAATGGGAGCAGCGGCGCGCTCGAAAGATGGGATTGGAAATGCAGGAGGCAGCGTAATGCAGGTGTTTGTGAATATCCCGTTGAAGTCGCTTCGCCGCGTGCGCGGCCGCGCGCAGTCGACATATCACGGCGACTGGTTCAAGGCGACGCGCCTTTATGGCCCGGTATGTGAGTCGCACGATCGCAGCGGTGGAACGTTCGGCCGAGGTTATATCCACGCGGACATAGAGATTGGCGACGATTTGCGCGAGCACGTCTCAGTGGCCGGTTTCAATGAGGACGGGACGATTCGCGTGCAAGTGTGGGTGAACACGCATCGAAAGACGCTAGCGGCGTTTCTTGCCAGCGGCGAACCGGAGTGGAACGTGAGGGAGATGGCATGAAGCGAATCACGAAGGAAATGGTGGAGCGTGGTGGCTGGCGCTACTGCTGCGTGTGCCGAAAGCTCGGCCCGCGCGTCAAGGCACATTGGCAGCACGAAGGGCGTGAATACTGCGACGCCCACAAGCCCAGCCCGACACCCTTAACTTCGCCGCGAGCCGAGGCATGAGCGCACACGCCTACATCCAATACGCCGACATACCGGACAGCCTCATCGCGTCGAGCAGCCAGCGTGTCGACAGTATCACCAAGGTGAAGCTCATTTCCTTCGACGGTTGCCCGCTGGTTGGGCAGATCGAAGTGCTTGAGCAAAACCGGATTCAGGTCGAATTCGCGTTTCCGCGTGCCGCCGAGCTGCGGGCCGCACTGGTCGATTGGCTGATGCACTGGGGCATTCACTTCACGGTGGTCATGTGAGCGCGCTGGCAGAACGCCGAAAGGGCGGCGAACTCGCGAAGCTGGCCGGCATGTGGTCGAACGAACAAGCGTTTTGGGATTGGGTGAGCTTCATTCAGGAAAACCCCTGCCATGGCGCGTCGATGGCGGCGCAGTTCATTCGAACGGTATGCGGGATCGCGAGCCGCGCGGATCTCGACCACGACCCCGCTGCGCGTGCGCGGTTCGATCAGTACATTCGCAAGCCCTATGCGAAATACCGCGCGTCGATGGGGTGTGTATGAGGCTGCCCGAGCAGCGCGATCCAATGATCATCGTGCAGGAGCGGCAGGAAACGACCTGCGCCGGTTGCCGGGATCTTAACCGTGATTACACACCGGGCTTCCGCAAGTTTTTGTGTCAGAAGGGAATTCAGAAGGCGCAGCAAGACGTATTCAACATGATTCGATGCAACCGATACCGCGCGGGGAATAAATGATCAACGATCAATTGCAGGCCCAGGAGAAGCAGGAAGACCCGAATCAAGAACTGCACATGTTCTGCTTGCAGTGGGCTGAGTGGCATCGTTCGCGCCGGCTGTTTGCGCCGCCGATCCCGCCGACGATTCTGGCGCGGCTTCAGCCATCCCGCGTTGGCGAGCCGCCCAATGCGATTCTGTCGGCCGACCTTAGTTATTTCAACCTGTCGTTGTTGTCGCAACCCGAGAGCACAGGCAAGACGGCCATGTACCACTTCTACATCCACCGTCTCAGACCTATTAAGTTGGTCGCCGCAGAGATGGGGATCACGACGCAAGGCTTCTACAAGGCAATGCGGAAAGCGCGCGGCGAAGCATATTCTTCTTACCGGCGCATGATGGGTGCGCCTGTCGAATTCAGCGTTTCAACCCATGAATTTCAGGTGTAAACCATTTTGGTTTCCGAAATGACGGTTTACACTTTCGGGGTAAAAACCTATGATTTGTGAAAGGCTGAATTACTGCCTCTCACAAGAACCCGCCAGTCAAACGACTCGCGGATTTTGTTTTTTGTGTGCTCTCGGGCTGACGCCGTTACGCGTAGGCAGGCTACGCAGAACACAACCGAACGACGTCAATCCGAGAGCGTATGCGCTGAAGAGCGCCCCACCGGGTTAAACAGGCATAGCGCCATCCGACTTGTCGGCGCTTCGCTCTCGACCTGTCTCCTCCGCGATGAGAGTCGTCGGATTTGCCTCGCCACGCGCGGGGCGCTTTTATTCGTTCGTGAGCGGTGATGTTCACAGTTTCGGTAAGGACCGACATTAAGCGCGTAGCCAAGGCGCTCGACGATCTCGCTCGCAAACAGCTTCCATTTGCAACGGCGCAGGCAATCAATGCGACGGCACAGATAGTCAAGCTCGCTGAGCAAGAGAACATGCGCAAGGTGCTTGACGCACCGACGCCGTTCACTGTCAATTCCATCGCCGTAAAACGCGCTACCAAGTCAGACTTGGTAGCGTTGGTGTACGTGAAGCCTGTCGCTGCATCGTATCTTCTGCCGTATGAGACGGGTGGCTTGAACAAGCTGAACAGCCAAGCGCTGCTGAAGCCGATCTCTGCCAAGGTGAACCAATACGGCAACCTGCCACGCAATCTCGTGAAGCGCCTGTCAGCAAAGCCAAACGTGTTTGTTGGGAAAGTGCAAACAAAGGCGGGTGTTGTTGACGGCGTGTGGCAGCGAACTAAGCAGACACGCGGCAAGCGAGCTGGTCTGAAGCTGATGATCAAGTTTGAGGACGCGCATGAAGCGACGCAGCGGCTCGACTTCCGAGGTGTCGGTCAGCGTGTCGTGGCATCGACGTTCCGCGGCGAACTGGACAAAGCGATCGCGAAGGCGATGGCGGCCGCGCGATGATGCCCCCCCAAATCGAATGGGTCCCCTCCAGAGAAGGAGGGTCACGGACAATTGCGCACTGCGATGTTTCTCTAGCTGAGAAATTTTCAAATTTGGGTAAAAGGTAAAACGACCGGCCATGAACCAGTCACAGTACGCAGGCCGCCACAGCGTGAGTCCGAAAACGGTCACCAAGTGGAAGGAGCGCGGCTGGCTTGTGTTTGCGGGCGATGAGGTCGATGTCGAAGCGTCCGACGCGAACATCAAACGCTATCGCACGAAGGGCGTCGGCTCAGTTACCCAGGGCGCCGAAGGTAACGGCCAGGGTAAAGCTATGGCCGGCGTTACCCGCGCATCGAAGAAGGTAACGATCAGGGATGGCGAGACCCCAGCCGAGGCTGCGGTGCGTCACCTGGTTGCGACCGGCGCAGACATGAACATCGAGGAGGCGAAGCGCGTCAAGGAAAACTATCTGGCACTCCAGACCCAGCTCGAATACGACCGCGATGCCGGTCTCGTCGTAGCCGTTGCAGACGTCGCCCGCGCCGTCGGCGAGGAGTATGCCAAGGTCCGAACGCGCTTGCTGGCTATCCCCGCAGAGCATGCGCCTCGACTCCAGTTGCTGAAGACACCGGTCGAGTTGCAAGACGCTCTGCAGGAAATCATTGTTGAAGCGCTCGAGGAGTTGACCCGGGATGGAGTCGCACGCTGAGGCGCGGCGCTATGCCACCGGGTACGACACGCTGCTGCGTGAACTGCTGGCTGCTCGCCGGCGCAATATTCAACCGCCGCCCAAACTCTCGCTGAGCGAGTGGGCCGCCAAATACGCTGTGTTGTCGCGCGAGACCAGTGCGCAGACCGGCAAGTTTCGGGCATTTCCGTACCAAAACGGGATCATGGATGCGATAACCGACCCGCGTGTAGAGCGGATCACGGTCCAGAAATCAGCGCGTGTCGGCTACACCAAGATTCTCGACCACGTCGCTGGTTACTTTATCCATCAGGATCCGTCGCCGATGCTGGTGGTCCAGCCTCGCGTCGAGGATGCCGAAGACTACAGCACGACTGAAATCGAACCGATGCTGCGCGACACGCCAGTAATCGCGGAGATCGTCGGCGATCTGAAGAAGAAAGATGCGAAGCAGAGAATCCTGAAGCGGGTGTTTCGCAACGGCTCTTCAATGTCGTTCGTCGGTGCGAACAGCCCTGGTGGTTTCCGCCGCATCACTGCACGCATCGTTGCGTTCGACGAAGTCGACGGATACCCGGTGCAGGGTGCCGGCAAAGAAGGCGACCAGATCAAGCTCGGCGTGAAGCGCACGGAGTCTTTCTGGAATCGCAAAATCATTCTCGGTAGCACGCCGACGGTGAAGGGCTATAGCCGTATCGAGCGCAGCTACGAAACGAGCGATCAGCGTCGCTATCACGTGCCTTGTCCGCATTGCGGTGAATTTCAGGTGCTCGAATGGGGTGGCCCTGATACGCCGCACGGCATGAAGTGGGGCAAGGACGATGCTGGCAAGGGATTGCCCGACACCGTCTACTACGTCTGTCGGCACAACGGCTGCATTATTCATGACGCCGACAAGCCTGAGATGGTTGCGCGCGGCGAATGGCGCGCCGGAAAGCCGTTTGCTGGCCACGCAGGATTTCACGTCTGGACTGCCTATAGCCTGTTTCCTAACGCGAGTTGGCGGAACCTGGTGGCGGAATGGCTTGAGGTGAAAGACGATCCTCTTGAGCGTCAGACTTTCATCAATACCACGCTCGGCGAAACATATGAAGACCGTGGCGACCGTGCGCTGAAAGAAGACAAGCTGGTGGCCCGCTGCGAAGTGTGGCCGGCGGAGGTGCCAGACGGCGTGGCCGTAATCACGGTCGGGGTCGACACGCAAGATTACCGTTTCGAAATAGAGGTGATCGGCTGGGGGCGCAATGAAGAGAGCTGGTCGATTGCGCACGAGGTGATCGAAGGCGACATGGAAACCCCCGATCCATGGAGCCGGCTGGATGCACTTCTAAAGCGCGTCTGGTATCGGGCTGACGGTCGCGGGTTTGAGGCTCTCGCAGTCTGTATCGACTCGGGCGGCCATCACACGCAGAAGGTGTATGACTTTTCGAAGGAGCGACTTGGGCGCCGCGTCTGGGCTATCAAGGGCGAGTCGGCAGTTGCTGGAAAGCGCAATCCGGTCTGGCCGACGAAGAAGCCGAGCCGACGCACAAAGGCAACCTTCCGCCCGGTGATACTCGGCGTGAATGCCGCGAAAGACGTTGTTCGAGATCGTCTTCACAAGGAAGCGCCGGGACCGGGTTACATGCATTTTCCGGCCGATCGCGACATCAACTATTTCGCGCAGCTCACGTCGGAGCGTGTTCTCGTCAAAACGTCGGGCGGCCAGAAGTTTCGTGTTTGGGATCTTCCGCCGGGTCGGGCGAACGAGGCGCTCGACTGTCGGGTGTACGGGTATGCCGCGTTGTGCGGTCTCTCGCATCTGGGTTTGAAGCTAAACCATACGGCCGACGAAGTGAAGGCTGCGCACACGGCACTCGGATACGTCGCGCCCACGCCGGAACCGACAGCACCAGTACTGGAGGCGCCAGTTGCGCTGTCGCGCGGACCGTCAGTAAAGGTGATCGGTGCCGATGGCCCGACCGTTTCCCGAGCCAGTCAACTTGCTTAACTGAGGATCATATGGGTGCCTATGACGGCCGCAGCAGGGCTGACCTGCAGGCACAGCTTACGGCGTTGCTGTCGGCGTACGACCAACTGATGGCCGGTCAGCAGGTGGCGCAGGCCAGCTACTCGCAGAGTGATGGGGCAAAGTCGGTTACGTACCGAGCGACCGATCTGGGTCTACTGGACGGCGCCATCTCGATCCTTCAACAGAAGCTCGGCATCATCCGCCGGGCGCGCCGTCAAATACGCTTCGTATATAGCTAATGGACAATCCCGTGCAGATTCTAGGCCCCGACGGCAACGCGTTGCCGCGAAGCCCGGGTCGGGCGTCTATGTTGGCAGGTAGAAGCAACACGTCGTACGATGCGGCCGACCTTTACGGCGCGCACACTGAAGATTGGATGCCGTACCTGTGGTCTCCCGATGGGGAGATCAACATGTCGCGCGACCGGATTGTTTCGCGCGCGCGCGACCTGATTCGAAATGATGGATGGGCGACCGCGGCGGTAATGCGCACGGTCGACAACGTTATCGGTCCGGATTTCCGGCCGATAGCGAAGCCTGACTATCGCTCGCTCCAAGCGTTGACGGGCAACAAAGCATTCGATCATGTGTGGGCCGACGAGTGGGGCCAGCAGGTCGAAGCGAACTGGCGCGCATGGGCGCACGACAGCGGTCTTTACTGCGATTCGCAGCGCGCTCAGAATTTCCCACAGATGATGCAGCTGGCGTTTCGTCATCAACTGATCGACGGCGACAGCCTGTCCATGCTTCATTGGAAGCCGGAGCGTGTCGGCTACGGGCGTGCGCGGTATGCGACTGCGCTTCAGATTATCGATCCCGACCGCCTTTCCAATCCGCAATTGCGGTTTGACCAGCAGAACATGCGCGGCGGGGTGGAGGTTGATCCCGACGGCGTGGCTGTAGCCTATTGGATTCGGCGCGCGCATCAGGGTGATTGGTTTAGCGCCGCACAGAGCGTGCATTGGGATCGCATCGAGCGCGAAACCGAGTGGGGTCGCCCGATCATCGTGCATCACTTCGAGCATGATCGCGCGGCGCAACACCGTGGCATTGGCTTTCTGACACCGGTGCTCACCCGCTTCAAGATGCTGATCAAATATGACGGCACGGAACTGGATGCCGCGATCGTCAACGCCTTCTTCGCCGCATATATCCAGAGCCCGTTTGACAGTGAGCTCGTCGAGGAAGCCGTAGCGGGTAGCAGCAAGGTAAGTGCGTATCAGCAAGAGCGATCCTCATACCACCGGGAACGCGGAACGCGCCTCGGCGATGTAGGTATGACGCACTTGTACCCAGGGGAGACCTTGGGCTTTGCTGCGCCGAACCGACCAAGTGCAAACTTCGCGTCCTTCGAAAGCGCGATGCTTCGAAATTTCGCTGCCGGCACCGGCCTGGCTGCGCAACAGATCAGTCAAAACTGGGCTGAGGTCAACTACAGCTCGTACCGCTCGGCCATGCTCGAGGCATGGAAGACATTTCACCGTCGTCGGCTCGGCTTCGCCTCAGGTCAGGCGCAGCCGGTCTATACGGCGTGGCTCGAAGAATCAGTGGAAATTGACAGCTACCCGATGCCAGCTAGTGCGCCGGACTTCGTCGAGGCGCGTGCTGCATATTCGCGAGCCAAGTGGATGGGTCCGGGTCGTGGACTGGTCGACATTGTGAAAGAGCGGCAGGGCGCCATTCTTGGCATCAACGCGGGGCTGTCGTCGCTCGAAGATGAAGCCGCCGAGGTGTCGGGTAGCGACTGGCGTGATATTGCTGACCGCAAGGCGATCGAAGCCGAGCGGTATCGCAGCCTTGGACTGCCGGTTCCGACGTCGCTTGTCGGCGCGGATGCGAAGGAAGCCAGCAAACTACCGGAGGAAGAGTAATGCGGTTCGCACACCTCGCGCAGAGGCTATTCAACACGCCGCTTGCGATCCGCCGGGAGAAGGCTGAAGTCATCATGTCGGCGCTGGCCGAGCGCATGGGCGTGTCGCAGCTCACGCGGCTCGATGGCACGGCTGTTCAGCCAATGGCTTTCGGCGCGTGGGACGAAGACGGCGCAGAATTTTCCCGCGCCGGGCGCGTTGTCGATCCTGGCTACGACATGATCGGCGACACGTCGATCGCAATGGTTGGCGTGCAGGGTACGTTGGTGCAGAAGTTGGGTTGCCTGCGACCGTACTCCGGCATGACTGGCTACGACGGTCTTCGCCAGAGCATTCTCAGCGCGCACGCTGATCCTGGAGTCAAGGCGATTGTGCTCGATGTCGATTCACCGGGCGGAGAGGTCGCCGGTTGTTTCGATCTCGTCGACACGATCTACAACCTGCGCGGCGACAAGCCGATCTGGGCCATCCTTTCGGAGTCGGCTTATTCGGCTGCATACGCGATCGCGAGCGCAGCTGATCGGATCATTGTTCCGCGTACAGGTGGCGTCGGTTCGATCGGCGTTATCACGATGCATATCGATTGGTCGAAGGCGCTGACGTCGGCGGGTTTTGCCGTGACGTTCATTACCTACGGTGATCGCAAAGCGGATTTTCATCCTGAGATTCCGCTGTCGCCGGAAGCTCTTGCAGCAGCGCAGGACGACATCAACACCATGGGCGAACTGTTCGTTGAGACAGTCGCCCGCAACCGGAATATCGCGGCCGATGAGGTTCGCGATACGCAAGCCGCCTGCTTTATGGGCGCAAACGGCGTCAGCCGTGGCCTTGCAGACGCAGTGATGGCGCCTGACGCGGCGCTATTGGCCTTGCTTGACCAGCTGGCCGACTAACCCACCTGTGAGAGGAACCTCATGAGCATTACGAAGACCCTTGCGGGCGCGATGCCGTTCGCCCATCTGTTGAGCAATGGCAAGCGTGCCGCACGCGCTGAACAAGACGAACGCGACCAGCGCGAAGACGAGTCCGACGAGGACTACGCGAAGCGCATGGAAGATCTGGACGAGAAGGACCGCGCCGAAGAAGAGAAGGAAAAAGAGGACGCGCGCAGGGCGGCCGAGGAGAAAGAAAAAGAAGAAGCGCGCCGTGCGGGCGCTGAAGACGATGACGGCGACGACGAATCGGACGGCGCGAAAAAGGCTGCTCGTGCCACGGAGCGTACGCGCTGCGCCTGCATCATCGCGCACGGCATCAATATCGGCGCCGCCGCGCAAGCCGGGGTGTTTGCTTTCGACACGAAGATGTCGTCGAAGGCGGCGATCGCGGCACTCGACGCGGCCAACGCGGCCGGCGGATCACGCCGTTCCTCGCTGGACGACCGCATGTCGCGCACCACGACGCCGAACCCCGGCTCCGGTAGCGCGAGCGGTTCAGCTCCGACCATGGCGCAACAGATCGTCATGGCGAACAAAAAACGCCTCGGCGAAGCGTAACCCGTCCCCAATCCAGTAAGGAGCAACGTCAATGACGCTCACCGTCAATTCGATCGGGGACAATCCCCAACAACCGGGCATCTACGCGGAAACGTACATCCCGGATCAGCTCATTGCGGGCAACCTCAAGATCGTCTCGCAGCCGATCGTCCTGGGCGCCGGCAAGCTGCCGCGTGGCTCGGTTCTAGGCATGATCAGCTCGAGCAGCGTGGAAGTCGCCGCCGGCACGAACGCCGGCAACGGCACTGTCGGCTCGACGAGCACCGGCGCAGGTGTGAAGCTGGGCGCGTACACGCTGAAAGCCACCGGCGCGACGACTTTCACGGTCACCGACCCGGAAGGCAATGCACTGCCGAATGCAACTGTCGGCACAGCATACTCGCAGTCCGGACTCAACTTCACGATCACCGCTGGCGGTACGGCTTTCGCCGCAAACGACTCGTTCACGTTGACGATTCCGGACAGCGCCGGCACCTACATCTTGTCGGTCAAGACGGCGAGCGATGGTAGTCAGACGCCGGTGGCGATCCTCGCCGACGCGGCGGACGCGACCAGCGGTCCGGTGACCACCGGCGTGTATCTCATGGCCGAAGTCAACGGCAACGCGCTGAATTACGACGCATCGTGGAACATCACGACGCTTACCGCTGCACTGCGCAGCGCGACGATCTTCGTCAAGTCCTCGGTCTCCGCTGCGGATCCGAGTTAAACCGTCCCGTTCCCACGCAAAAAAGCTCGCTTCCGCGGGCTTTTTTGTTTTGGGCGCACAGATCCGTAGACACTGGAGATCAACACCGTGAGCTTCACTTACGACACCAACACGCTCGTTCAGGTTGTGCCCAATCTGAAAGTGGCGCAGCAGTTTCTGCTGGACAAGTTCTTCCGCAACATCGTGACGGCCGATTCCGAAAAGGTGTCGATCGACGTCGATGTCGGTATCCGCCGGATGGCACCGTTCGTTTCGCCGCTCGTCGAAGGCAAGCTGGTCGAGCAACGCCGCTACCAGACGAATGAATTCAAGCCCGCCTACATCAAGGACAAGCGTGCGCCCGATCTGCGCAAGCCCGTGATGCGCCAGATCGGCGAACGCATTGGCGGTGACCTGAAGGGCATCGAGCGCGAGCAGGCCAATCTTGCCGCGGAGATGACCGACCAGATCGACATTCTGAATCGCCGCCTCGAATGGATGGCTGCGCAGGCGCTGCTCGGCGGCAAGGTCACGATTTCGGGCGAAGGCTTCCCGACTGTTGTCGTCGACTTCGGCCGCGATCCGTCGTTGACGGTGGCATTGAGCGCCGGGCAGCAATGGACGCCGGCGAACGTCGCTGCAGGAACCGCAACGCCGACGCAGAACATCGAAGACTGGCAGCACGTCATCCTGAAGAAGTCGGGCGCCAAGGTGACCGACATCGTCTTCTCGACGAGTGCTTGGACCGGCTTCCTGGCGGATCCGCTGGCGAAGGGCGCGATCATGTACCCGACGTTGGCCCAGAGCGGCAACATCATCAACCCGGGCGCGCAGATCGAGCAGGGCGCTGTGTACAAGGGCAAGTGGGGCCAGTATGACCTGTGGGTCTACAACGACTGGTATGTCGATGACAACGGCGTGGAGCAGCCGATGCTTCCCGACGGCGACATCATCATGTCCGGTCCGCAAATGCTCGGTACGCGCGCCTTCGGCATGATCATGGACCCGGCCTTCAACTACGAGCCGATGCCGTACGCGCCGAAGACGTGGGTCGAGAACGATCCGGGCCAGCGTTTCATCATGATGCAGTCGTCGCCGATCGTCATCCCGAGTCGCGTGAATGCCTGCTTCTCGGCGAACGTCTGCCCGGCGGTGGTGAACTGATGGCCGAACTGACCATTTCACCGAAAAAGATGGTGAAGGCGGTCGTCGCGCGTGGTCGTACGGTCTTCGACACGTTGGGTAAGCGGCACCTCGCGGGTGAGGAGATCGATCTCCCAGCCGGCGAGGTATCGCGGTTGCAGGCTCGCGGGTTTCTGGTTGACCCGAAAGAGCCGGTCATCCCCCTGGATGACGGCCCGACGTTCGGTAGCATCGGCGGCCCCCGAATCACTCGGGGCTGATCATGGTCGACTTCGATTCGCTGAACGTCGCCATCAACGGTGCGTTCGGCGAGCCGTTGTCGTATCAGCCTGCCGCTGGCGGCCAACCCTTCACGGTGCAGGGCGTCTTCACCGATGCCTATAAGCGGTCTTTCGACAATGGCGAGGGCGGGATCGGATGGACGACGACCGCCCCCAGCGTCGGAGTGCGCGCAGCGGATTTTTCGTCGCCGCCGGTTAAGAACGACTCGCTGACGCGGCTCTCAAATGGCCAGGTGTACATCCTGTTCGACAAGCATGCCGACGGTATTGGCTGGCTCAACATCATCCTCAAGGCCGTTGCATGACGACCTCGAATCAGCTTCGAGACATCGCCGTGCAGGCGCTCATTTCGACGACAGACGCTGCTGCGAATGTGTTCTCGCCGCGGGATCAGCCGTCCTGGGATGGCGAGTATCCGGTGCTGTTTGTCACGGTCGACGACGAGGATGGCCAGTCTTTCGGCAGAAGCGGATCACCAGCGTTCACCGTGACCGCGACCTTGCGCGTCGAGGCACGCGCGGAAAGTCCTGGTGCCGCATCTGATGCTGGTGCAGCCGCATTGCGCGTGCAGCTTGAGACGCTGCGCGACCAGATCAAGGCGGCCGTCATCAACTACTCCGGCCTGATGCCTTTGCTGCAGCAGTTCCCGTTTTTCCGAACGCGTTTCGTGCCGGGTCCACCGGAAGCCGAGCAACACGTCGGCTCGGCGGTCGTCGAGATCGGCATGGAGTTCGTACAGGGGCCCGAGGCGTTCTATCAGGCGAGCGGCACCCCCTTGCAGGGCATTGACGTCACCGTGGTCGAACCCGAGGGCACGACCGAGCCGTATTTCTCGATCGATCTTCCCCAATCCATTTCGTAGGAGCGCCGAATGCGCATCAAACCTGCACCGGGCCTGTCCGTACGGGACCCGGAGACGAAGCAATTGCTGCCGGCCGATGGCATCGACGTGCCCGACGACAGCATCCTCTGGACCAAGATTCTCAACGATGGCGACGTCGTGCTGGTGACCGCGAAATCGGCACCTGCGAGGGAAGGTGAAAAAGCATGAGCGACGTTCCGTTCCGAGTCATTCCCGCCGGCCTGCGCCTGCCTGGCTCGTTCTTCGAGCTCGACAACTCGCAAGCCAATACGGCGCAGGGTAATCAGCGCGCGCTGATCATTGGCCAGATCACTGCGGCAGGTATCGCCACTCCTAACGTCCCGATCATCTCGGGCGGCACGGGCGATGCGAACCTACAGGGTGGGGCTAGCTCGATGCTCGCCAACATGTTGGCGACGTATCGACTCAACGACAGCTTCGGTGAAGTATGGTATCTGCCGCTGGCCGATGCGAGCGGAGCGGTAGCGGCTGTCGGCTCGATAGCCTTCACCGCCGCCCCGACGGCGAACGGCACGATCTCGCTGTATATCGCGGGCCAGGTGGTCACCATTCCGGTCACGGCGAGCATGACCACGGCGCAAATCGCCACGGCCGTGTCGGCTGCGATCAACCTGTTGCCGGCGATGCCGGTTACCGCGTCGGTGACGACCAGCACCGTCACGTTGACCGCGGACAACAAGGGTCTCTGCGGGAATGAGATCGACATCCGTCTGAACTACTACGGTACGGCTGGCGGCGAGGCAACGCCCGCGGGTCTCGCGTATACCGTCACTGCGATGACTGGCGGCGCGACCAACCCGACGCTTACCACGGCGCTTGGCAATCTCGGCAACATGACGTTCGATTTCATCGCGTCGCCGTATACCGACACGGCGTCGCTGCTTGCCGTGCAGCAGTTCTTGAACGACCAAACCGGCCGGTGGAGTTGGACGCAACAGCTCTACGGTCACGCGCTCGGTGCGTATGCGGGAACTTTCGCATCGCAGACGACACTGGGACTCACGCGCAACAACCAGCACGAAACGATTTTGGGCTTCTACGGAAGCCCGACTCCGAGTTGGTTGTGGGCAGCGGCTCTGTGCGCACAGACTGCGGTCAGCGTTCGTGCTGACCCTGGAATTCCGTTGCAGGACATGCCGTTGTTGGGCGTTTTGGCGCCTCCCAACCAATCGCAGTTCCTTGCTAACCAGCGCGAAACACTACTGTATGACGGCATCTCGACGTTCACTGTGCGGCAGGACGGCACCGTGTTGACCGAGAACATCATCACGACGTACCAGGACAACACGCAAGGTGTCCCTGACAATAGCTACCTGGAACTCGAAACGATGTTCCAGTTGATGCTCGAAATTCGCACGATGCAAGCGATGCTCGCTTCGAAATATGCTCGCTGCAAACTGGCCGACAACGATTCGCGGCCACCTGCGAATTCGGGGCTCACCACGCCGAACGACATCGCTGCGAACATTCGGGCGTTGTATGGTGAACGTACCGACGGCGGCTATACGCAGAATGCGGACGCGTTCAATGCGGCGCTCGTCGTCCAGAAGAACACGGCGAATCCCAATCGCTGCGACATCTTGTGGCCAGGCACGCCGGTCAATCAGATGCGTACATTCGGCATCCTCGTTCAGTTCCGCCTTCAATAACGCCTGATTGCATCAACGAGGCCGCCTACGGGCGGCTTTTCAATTTTCTGGAGGGCACAAGATGTCCAGCAATCTTCTCGCCGGTATCGCGAGGGTAGCGATCGACGGCGTAACTCGGCAACTCGAGGGCGGCGCCAAGTACAGCGTTTCGACGGTGAAACGTGAGGAACTGGTTGGGCCGGATGGCTTTCACGGATGGAAGGAAACGCCCGTCGCGCCGTCCATCTCGATGTCGCTGCGCGACGCCGGCGACATGACCGTCGCTGATTTCAATGCTATTCGCAACTCGACGATTGTGCTCGAGCTAGCGAACGGAAAGATCGTTACGGGCCGCAACATGGGTGCGACGGACGTGCAGGAGGTCGACACCGAGGACGCCAAGTTCGAACTGGTGTTCAAGGGGCCACAGGTAACTGAACAAACCGTGTCGGTGAGCTAAGTCATGAACAACGAAAAGAAAAAGCCGCGCGCTCTGCCGCCCCCCATGCTGACAATTGAATTGTCGAAATCGGTAACCACGAAGGGGAGCGATGGCGAAACGGTATATGACGAGATCAATCTCGAAGAGCCGAATCTCGACCAGATCACCGAATTCGTTAAAAGGGCTGGCAGCAAGGGCGCATTGGAGTCTATGCGCTGGCTGATCAGCGAGATCTCGGGCGTGCCGATGGTTGTGCTCGGCAAGATCAAGTCGCGTGACTATTACAAGGCACAAGACTATCTGAGCGCGTACCTGACGCCTCCGGATGAGGACGACCCCGAGGGAAACGCGGGGGGCTCCCAGTAGATTGGGAGCATACCGTCCGCCTGGTTGAGCGTTTCTGGCGCTGGCAGCCCAGCGAAACGAAACGGATGACGTGGAGCGAGGTACGTAATTACGCGTACCACGCCGCACGCATGGCTAAAAAGGATTGAGTGTGGCCCAAGAATTCGTCATTCGCATCCGGGCCGACGACGCGGCGACCGCTACGGTCAACAAGATCAAGACAGCTCTCGGTAAGATCACCGATCCGATCGACAAGGCGCAGAAGCGGGTCGGCAAACTCGGCAATGTCGGCCAGGTGGGGCTGTCAAAGCTCACCAAGAGCCTCGGCAGCGTCGAGCGGGCCGCGTCCGGCGTGGTCGACAAGATCGTCGAAATCATCCCGGGCTTGACCGCCATCAGCGGTGCCGCTTCGCTAGCTGGTTTGACCGCGCTAGCGACGAAGTTCGGTACGTTCGGTTTCAACCTGAGCAAGTCGTCGAAGTTGCTGGGGATGAATGCGCAGGATCTCGCCTCGTGGCATGTGGCCGCAAAACGTGCTGGCGTCTCTGCCGATCAGTTTGACTCGGCGATGAGCGGGTCGCAGATGACGATTCGTGCGGCAGCGTTCGGCGCAGATCCGCACGCCATGATGCTGCTTCAGAAGATGGGCGTGCAAATCCAGCGCAACAAGGACGGCACGATCGACTACTACTCAACCCAGCAACGTCTGATGAAGGCGATAGAGGGGCAGAAGTCTGTCGAAGCGCAGCGCGACGTGGCGGGGACGTTCGGCATGAGTGGGTTGCTGCCTATGCTGCAGCAAGGCACCTATGGTGCGGACAAGGCGCGCGCGTTCCGGAAAGGTCTCGTTCCGACGGCGGACGAGGTGGCGCGCGCTGCGCAGTTTCATCAGGACATCAACGACCTCGATGACTCTGTCACTGGCCTTGGGAACAGCATCGGATCAAAGCTGATTCCGATTCTCGATCCGCTGGTCAATGGATTCGCGAAATGGCTGGACACGCATCGCGCGGAAATCGCGGACAAGATCTCCGGGTCGGTACAGAAACTCGTCGACTGGCTCTCGAAAATTAATTGGGACGAAGTTGCGTCCGAGGCAAAGGTGCTTTGGGACAATCTGGGCGGAGTAAAGGGTGTAGCGATCGCTATTGCGGCAATCAAGTTCGCGGGCCCGATCGCGGGCGTGTTGAACCTGATCTCCAGCCTGATCACCCTCACGACAACCACGATTCCAGCGGCAGCGAGCGCACTCGGCACGCTCGGCTTAGCCGGCATCGCGGCATGGGGTGCGCTGAAAGTAGCGAAGCTGGCTGGGCTGCCTGACGTCGACAATAAGCAGGGTGTCGAAGACGTTCGCAATGGAGATTGGCTTGCCGCGTCGACGCATCTTCCGGCCGGCGACTTCGCGCGTGCGCTCGCCGCGCGCGCGGCGGGTCGCTCGAATACCGAGATTGCCTCGTCGCTTCAGGGCGGTGCTAATCCGGCCGAGGCCGGCGCGAAGACTACGCTTGGCATCCGGAGCAATAATCCGCTGAACATGCTGGACCACAATCGGGAGATCGAATACGACACGCCCGAGCGTGGAATAGCGGCAGCAGTGTCGAACCTCGAACGCAACTATCGCGGATTGACGCTGGCGCAGATTCAGGACAAGTGGACTGGTGGCGCACGCACGGGCAATACGCCTCTGCAAATAGCGAATTACACGAAGATCATGTCGGCGGCGTCAGGTCTGGGCGCAGACGTCAAGCCGGATCTTGGCGACCCGCGGCAGGTCGCCTCAATCATTGCCGGGATGATCCGCGCAGAGAATGGCCAGCAACCGTATTCACCTGAGCAGATTGGAAATGCGACTGTCGCGGGGATGCAGCAGGGCGGCACGACGGTCAGCGGAACGGTGCGGCCGACTGGTGATGACGGCCACGACGCACGCGTCGCGCAGCTCCAGCAGGCCGCCCTGCACGTGACGTTCAGTAATGTGCCGGTCGGCACGCGGGTAGAAGCAAAAACACCGGACGGCGGATACCTGCCGACGAAGGTCAACTACGCCATGGGGTCAATGCCTTGAGCACTGCAGACGTTTTGAATGTTGCCGGTAGTATCGGTGGTGTTGCGTCCGCGGTGGGCAGCCTGGCGAGCCTCATAGGATTCCAGGCAGGGAGCTGGCTAAGTTCGCTGAAGCAGGCGAGCTACGGAGGTTTGCCGTTCGGTATCGAGTCGGTTCGGACCGCGGCTGGCCGGAAGCAGGCTGTTCACAACTACCCATTCCGCGACGAAGTATGGGTCGAGGATCTCGGTAAGAAGGGGCGCCAGTTCGAAGTGCTTGGGTTCCTCGTTGAGGACGACCTGATCACGAAGGCGGGCCCGGTCGTCGCGCAGCGCGACAAGCTGCTGCAGATCTGCGAGACGCCGGGTAACCAGACGCTGGTGCATCCGACACTCGGCATGATCAAGAATGTCGCATGTCTCAGCGTCGAGACGATGGAGCGCACCGACTTGGGTCGTGTGTTCGAAATCCGCCTGACACTGATCGTGTCCGGTGATCGAATTTTTCCGACATCGGTGATCTCGACGGGTGACGCCAGCATAAACAATGCTTCGCTGACAGGAGTCGCCGCGCTGGAAGATTTTGTGAAGTCCGCATCGACGACAATTCAGGCTGGCGCTGCGGTCGTGCAGCAGGCGGTTTCGACCGTGGTGGGCTGGTACCAGCTCGGTGTTACGGCAATCAACGACGTCAAGCGTGTGATCGGCACTGTCTCTACGCTGTTCGGTAACTTCGGTCGACTGTTTGGCGGGGCTAACAACGGGTTCGCGGGCGCTAACGTACAGGTGTCGCCGAGCACGACGGCGAATGACTTATTGTCGTCCGCGACTGCCGCGCGTGCTGCGGTCGTCTCGGCTGGTGTCGCGCTTCAGACCGCTGCGCTTAACCCATCGGATTCAGCAACACTCGGGGCTGCAGCACAGTCGTTCATTGCCTCTGTCTCGGCGGCCGCTACCGATCCAGCCGACTCGGTCAGGATGATCAGCGTACTGGCGCAGTATTCGCAGAGCGCGGTGACTACGCCGGGCCAGATCGGCGCGGCAATGAGCGTCATGCAGGTGGCGTTGGCGGCGCTGCTGCGGCGGTATGCGCTTGCGCAGCTCGCTGTGGTGCTTACGACCTATCAGCCGGCATCCCATGACGATGCAAACACGACGTTGGCCAGCGCCGTTGATCTGTTCGATGCGGAGATCACCGTAGCCGGCGATGCCGGGGACGATAACAGCTACCAGGCGTTGCGGACTGTTCGCCAATCCATTGTTGCTGACATGACTGTGCGGGGCGCAGACCTCGCAGCGATAGCGACGTTCAAGTTTCAGGCGGCTCTACCGTCCCTTGTGCTTGCAAACCGGATTTATCGTGATCCGACGCGCGAGCCGGGGCTTGTGCAGCAGATCGCACCGCGGCACCCGGCATTTTGCCCAACGACTTTTCAGGCGCTCGCTAGCTGATGGATGACGAGATCACCCTCAGGGTGTCGACGTGTACACGAAACCTCAATGCAGCACTGGGGCAACCTACGTACACGACGTCTAACACCCGGAACATCACAGGGTGGCTAGGAGTCCGGTTGTCGCGCGGGATTGAGCGATGCCCGTCGGATTTTGAGGTCTCATTCACCGAGCCTTATGAGAACGTGTCGGACGTGGACGTGCAAGAGGGCGACCAGGTTGAGGTGCTGCTCGGCGCGGACAAGGTGCTGTCCGGTTTCGTCGACCGATACCTGCCGAGTTACAACGCGCGGGAGCACACCATCCGCATTACTGGTCGCAGCAAATGCCAGGATCTTGTCGATTGTTCGGCGAAGTGGACGGGCGGTCAGTTGCTGAATATGCCGTTGCTCCAGATTGCGCAAACTTTGTGTGGCGTTTATGGCGTGCCGGTCGCGTTGGCCGACGGCGCCAATCAAGGCGATCCGATACCGCAGCTCAACATCATGGTCGGCGAGCCGATCTACGACGTGCTTGAACGGCTGTGCCGGTTTCGCGCGCTTCTGCTGTACGACCAGCCCGACGGCAGTCTGTTGCTCTCCGGCATCGGCACCCAACAAGCCGCGTGCGGATTCAAGGAAGGCGTGAACGTGCTCTCTGCGAGTGCGCTGAACAGCATGGACGGCCGCTTCTCCGACTATGACGCTGTCCGGCAGAGCCTCGACACGTGCGAGGACATCGGCGATGGCGGAAATCTGATTGCGAGCGTGCGTGATGCGACCGTTCAGCGGTTGCGCTATCGAGCGATCGTCGCTGAGTCAGTATTCGGCGGTCAGGACGTCGCTGCGCAGCGTGCGCAATGGGAGATGGCGCGGCGTTATGGGCGCTCTTATGCTGTGCAGGTGGCCACGGATAGCTGGCGCGATTCGGCGGGCGTGCTGTGGACGCCCAACACACTCGTGCCGATCGATCTTCCGAAGCTGAAGCTAAAGCAGCAGAGGTGGTTGATCTCGGATGTGACATACAAGCGTGGGGCAGATGGCACAACGGCGGATGTCGTCGTCATGCCGCCGGCCGCCTTCTATCAGCAACCGATCATTCTCAATCCGCTTGCGCCCGACGTGAACATGGTGAACTGATGGATTCGACTGGAATCGAGCGCATCTTCATGCGGCTGCGTGGCATGTTCGGTCGCGGCCGTGCGACCTACGTCGACGACAGCGGACCCGTGCAGAAGATGCAGGTCCGTATGAATGGGCTGATCACCTCTGACAATAGGCTGCGCCTCGCCGAGTTTGGCTTCACTTCCAATCCACCGATCGGCGCCGACGTGCTCGCTCTCCATATTGCGGGCGATAACGGCGCGGGTGCCGTATTTGCGACGAATCACCAGCAGTCGCGTCCAAGGGGGCTCGCCGCTGGTGAATCGATGCTGTACAGCCAGGACGGCAAGTCGGTGTATCTCACTGCGAGCGGCGGTATTGTTGTCGAAGCCAGGGGGCAGCCGGTAATTGTCAACGACGCATCGAACGTCACATGCAACGCCAGCGGGACTCTTACGGTGAATGCTCCAAACATCGTGTTGAACGGAAACGTACAGATCAACGGAAACATCGGTCAAAGCGGGGCGTCTGGTAGCAAGGGGACTGCACAATTCACGGCGCCAATCAGCGCGCCCGACGTCCTTCTACCGAGCGGTGCGGTCAATTCCCACGACCACTACGTGCCAGCCGCACCCGGCACTTCGAATGTGATGGCGAACTAGTTTCGTCGAGTCACGCAAATCCAGCCCGCCGCGTGCGGGCTTTTTTACGCCCGGACGAAATGGCTGACATCACGATTTCCTGGGATACCGCGAACAACCGCGGCGATTTCACGATGTCGGGGCCCGTGCTGGCGACGGGTAACGACCTCCAGACCGCAATCCTCATCAGCATCTTCACCGATCGCATGGCACAGCCGGGCGATGTGATCCCGGATGGCACTAATGATCCGCGCGGTTGGTGGGCCGACGACGACGTGCCAATTGGTTCACGAATCTGGCTCTTGCGGCGCGCGAAGCAAACGCAGGAAACGCTTCAAAAAGCCTATGACTACCTCGCGGAAGCACTTCAGTGGCTTGTCGATGACGGCGTGGTAGCACGCTTCGACATCGCATGCTCGTGGCCGCGCCAGTCGACGCTGGGCGCTCAGATCGCTGCATACAAACAGAACGGCACGTTGCTGACTACTGGCCTTTACACCTGGGCATGGGCGGGGATTAACTGATATGCCTTTCGCACGACCAACACTCACGCAGCTACGCGCGCAGGTGGCCGCCGACATTCAGGCGAGCCCGAACGGATCAGATCCGCTCCTACGATTCTCCGCGCTTAAGGTTCTCGGCACCGCGCTCGCCGGCCTCGCGAATCTGCAGTACGGCTACACCGACTGGGTTTCGCTGCAATCGAACCCATTCACGGCGACGGAAGAGTTCCTCGAGGCATGGGCGGCGCTGAAGGGCATCTATCGCGAAGCGGCCACGCAGGCCGGTTCGGTGACTCCGGGTCAGGTGACGTTCCCCGCATCGTCGAGCACGGCGTCGATTCCGATCGGCTCGCCATTGACGCGCGGCGACGGTGTTGCATTCACGACCACGTCGCTTGGCGTGGTGGTTGGCAATTCTGTGACGGTCAACGCAGTGGCGAACGCGGACCCAACGGGGCTGACTGGCGCGTTTGGCAACTGCGCCGTCGGCACGGTGATGAATCTCGGCACCGCGATTGCGGGCATTTCGTCGACGGGCTCTGTCACGACCGCCTTCACCGGCGGCGCCGACGTCGAAATTGATGCGAGCCTCCGTCCGCGAATGCTGTTCGCGTACCAGAACCCGCCTCAGGGCGGAGCAGTGAAGGACTACATCACCTGGGCGAGTGAGGTCAATGGCGTGACGCGCGCGTGGTGCAACGCGAACGGTTTCGGCGCGGGAACGGTCGTCGTGTACACGATGTTCGACGTGACTGAAGCGCTGAACGGCGGATTCCCGCAAGGCGTCAATGGCGTTGCGACGCTCGAGACGCGCGGCACGCCGACGGCGACATTGGATCTGTTGACGGTGGCGAACTGGATCTATCCACTTCGGCCTGCAACGGCGCTGGTGTGGTCAGTTGCGCCGATGCAGCAAGTTGTGAATTTCACGATCAGCGGAACAGCCAGCTTCTCGGCTGCGACGAAGGCCGCAATCCAATCTGCAATCTCCGGGATTTTTGTGCTTTATGGCTCACCGTTGAGCACGACAGCAGGGCAGAACGGAACGATCTATCTGTCCTATATCGAATCGGCAATCGCGGCCATTTCCGGTACGCAAGGCTTCGTTATAGCGGCGCCGACCGGAAACATCGTCGGAACGACAGGGCAGCTCCCCGTACTCGGCACGATTACCTGGAATCCGTAAATGACAGCGCCTAACTATCAGGCGTCCGACTTCACCACGGCGCTTCAGGCATGCATGCCTAGGGGCTTGGTGTGGCCGCGCGATCCGACGGCCGTACAGGCTCAGGTCGTCGCCGGCCTCGCTCCGACGTGGGCGCGGCATACCGCAGCAAACAACGCGCTTCTCGTCGATGCATTTCCGCTGACGTCGGTTGAGCTTCTGCCTCAGTGGGAGGCGTCGCTCGGTTTGCCAGATCCATGCGCCGGCCCATCACCGACGCTTCAGGGTCGGCAGCAGCAGGTTGTTGCGCGCCTCACGAATAGCGGAGGCCAGTCAGTTCCGTATTTCATCGGCTATGCCAAGACGTTGGGCTACACGGTGACCGTTACCGAGTTCACGCCGTTCCGAATTGGTCAGCAGCGCATGGGTAGTCAACTGGGCACCCAGGACTGGGCTTTTACTTGGCAGATCAATTCCCCGCTTAACACCGTGACGTATTTCAACATTGGCACCTCGTACGTCGGCCAGGCGCTGGCGAGTTGGGGCAATGCCGTCTTGCAGTGCGAGCTCACGGAAATCAAGCCCGCACACACCTATTTGAACTTCGCATATCACTAAGGGACAGGCATGTACCAAACCGATCAGGCGACAGCCGCAGCATCGTTGCCCACGCCCGCGGCCGCCGGCACGCAAGGTTTCTTCACGAACGGAAATCCGGCAACTGGCGTAGCTGCGACGATTCTCGATGCCGACTTCATGAATATGCTCATGATGGAGCTGGCGAACATCGTCACCAGCGCAGGCCTGACGTTGAGCAAGACGACCTACAACCAGGTGCTTGCCGCGATCAAGCGCATTGGCCAGAACACGCTCGTGCTCGCGGACACGGGTACCGTCAATGCGTACACCGCATCCAATGCGACGCCGCTCATCGCCGGCACATGGGTCGACGGTGTCGTGCAAGCGGTCAAGATCGCACACACGAACACCGGAGCGTCGACGTATGCGCCTGACGGCCTGACCGCAATCCCGATCTATGGCCTCGGCCTGCAGCCGTTGCAAGGGAGCGAGCTGCTTCTCAACGGTACCGCTATCCTCATGCACGCGACCATCGCAGGCGTGAATAGCGGAAATCCGATCTGCGTTCTGATGGAGTGCGCGGGCGGTACGCAGCAAGTGCCGGCGCTCTATGCATCAGGCAAAATCAACGGCACCAACAACCCGAACCTGCTATTCAATAGCTCGGGTGAATTCGGGGCCACTGGTTGGACCCTGGGTTCTTTTTCCCAGTTCGTTGACACGAGTGGTGAGATCGGCAGTTTCTTTTCGAACTCTGGGGCTTTGGCCGCCTATACGTTCGCAGTTGCCTGCCAACAAGTGCCGATCGGAGCCGGCCAGAATGTCTGTCTGTCGATGGACGTTTCGAATGGCGCGTCGGGTACCGTGCAGATTTCTCTCGCGGCGTACACCTCGGGCGGTAGCTATATTTCCAATATCGGAACGTTATCCGTTCCCAACTCCTCACTCACCCGCTATTCGACAACTGCCCAGACGCCGACGAATACCGCATATGTTGTCCCGCAGTTGGTTATGAACGGCGTTACCTCGTCCGCTTTCGGTATTGTTTTCCGGCGCATCAAGGTTGAGCAAGGCACCACTCCTTCTCTTTATTCGCAAGAAGCAAACTGGGCAGCGCTAGGCACGGGCCCCAACGCGGCCCCAATCTTCGTTGGTGCAGCGTCGGCTTCGGCACATGCGGTGCAACTGGGGCAATTCGTCAATTCGTTTGTGGCGAACGGGGGCTATGCCAAATTGCCGAACGGTTTGATTGTTCAATGGGGCCTCGCGGTCTCTGGCTCCGGCGGGAACGTCAACGTCACATTCCCGATCGCATTCCCAAATGGATTCCTTCGCGTAATACCGGGCACCGCGTCCGGGAACTACGTGATAGGCCTCGGCACAGCTACATCGACAGTAGTCGGGATGATCGCCTATCTCGCATCGAGCGGTGTGGGGACGAGCGGCATCAACATCGTTTGGGTTGCCTTAGGGTATTGAGGAAAAAATGAAATTCTCTCCTTCCATGGGAAGCGGTTATCCCGAAGATGTCGAATACGCTGAGTTGCCCGCCGATCTGATTGAAGTATCAGACGCCGATTGGCAATCGGCAATGGCTCGGCCGGCTGGCTATACCTTTACGTTTTCTAAGGATGGAGTCCTTTCGATCTATCCGCCCGCGGAGCCTACCGCAGATGACAAAGCTGCTTCTGCTAGGGCGCAACGAGACCTGATCATGTCTCAATGCGAATGGGTCGTGAATAGGCATCGAGATCAGCAAGATGCTGGTTCGGGCACGTCCCTTTCTACCGCGCAGTATCAGACATGGCTTTCTTACCGCCAGTCGCTGCGCGACATTTCAAAACAGCCGACTTGGCCGACCTCTGTCGACTGGCCTACGGCACCCCCGGCTGCGGCCGAACCTCAGGAATAGTGGCAACGGCATTACCACCTGCTTGCGAGATCGTCGTCATCGTCGCCGTTGTCTTCTGCTTCGGACCAAACGATCTCAAGCACCATCCAGAAAAGAGACCATGCAACCGACAGGCCCATCGCAGCATTGGATGGATGCGACAGGCCAGCCAGCGACGAAGCCATGACGAAGACCGCGCCGACGGTCGCAAGTCGAAAAACGATCCTTCCATCAAGGTGAATGCTGAATTTCGGCTTCATCACGTCATCATCATGATCCGAGTGAGGCAGCGATCGGGCCGATTATCTGCGCTTCGCGCTTACCCTTGATTTCATACATCTCCGGCTTCGGGTGCATGCAATCACTGAGCATTCCCTGCCAGTTGGGGAGAGACAGCAAATAAGAATACTGGTCGATCAGAGGCACGTTTTTTTGCGCCGCGACCGAATCCATCTGACCCACATAGGCGGGTAGATTTTCATAGCCTGGGCGACAAACTGGGTTCGGCTCTTCGAGCACCGGAATCATGCCCGCTGCTCGCACGCTGTCCACCCATGCCGCAAGATATTGCCCGTAGAGTTCCGGCGTTTCATCGCCGCGCCCGAGATCGTTGATCGCGTAATTGGCCACGGCGATCCTGGCGTTAAGCGAGGGAAGCGTCTGCGCCCATGACTGCGCGTAGCCATGGCGCCCCGCGATCAGATCGGACAGCTCGGCGCCGCTGACTCCCTGATTCGAAACCGTAACGGGTATGAGCTGTGCAGCCAGCGACGCCGCCATGTTGTATGGCGCGTTGTCCGGAGTGATCACGGCTGTCGACGGGTCGCACGCGCCGGTCCCGGCCGCTCCGCATGGACCGTTCGGATAGGTATAGCCAGCCATTGTCGAGTCGCCGTACATGGCGATCGTGACAGGCTGTTTCTGTGCATTCGAAGTCGTGGTTGCACTTCCGCCACCTCCGCCTCCACATCCACTGCAGGCCATTACAAACATCCCCAGTGCGGAAACGATCAACCCCTTCGTCATGAATGTCCCCGCTTCTGCTGTGCGCCAGCGCGAGATGATACCTGTATTCGTAAGTGCGCCTACTGCTCTCCATCGAGCGCCAGGGAGCCGCCGCTCAAGTCGATCGCGGCTCCGACTCGGCGCATGCGTTGCAGCACGCGTTCTATCGTCGTCTCGTCTAGTTCCAGACGGGCAGCGGCGAAGAACAGAGGGAGCGGACTGATTCCCTGGGGCTCCGCTCCACCCGTGTACTTGCGCCAATGCCGGCCGCCAGACAGGCCGAACAGCTCGGCCATTTGTGCGCTGCTCAGACCCAATTCGTCCTTCAGGCGAGCGAGGTCTTCCGGCGATGGAGGGTGATATTGCATGACGTGTGATTCCAGCGCCAGAAGTGGCGAGACGAAAGCGGTCCATGGTTTTCCTCATCGGATGTGGGCCGCGCGATCGCGCAGCCGCTAATACGCAAGGTAGGCCGATTCGGCCTACGTGTCAAGTAACAAGACGACGATTCGACGAACAGCCGCCTAGAGCGGCTTTTTTTATGCCCGGGGCTCAATGAACCATCCAGCGCAAAACGAGCGAAGACTCAGCAATGAGGAACGATTCGCAATGGTCGATGAACAATTCGTGCAGATGCAGGCCCAGATGGATCGCCGCTTCAAAGGCGTCCATGACTCCATCGAAGAGAACACCGAGTTGACCAAGGCGGCCGATGCGCGATCAGCCCGCATCGAAGCCGATACGAAAGTGCTGGTCGAGATTTTCAGCGGCACCCGGCGGAGCGCCAATTTCTTCGTGAATATGGCGCGGCTGCTTCGGAAGGTCGCGATCTTCCTGAGTCCGTTTCTCGCGCTGCTCGGCATCATCGGCGCGCTCATGCACGGCAAGTGGCCGACTTTGGACTGATCATGAACCTCACATCAACAATCATCGCGGCCGGTTGCGGCGCGACACAGTTGCGCGCGGCACAGTGGCTTCAACCGATCCAGGCGGCATGCGACAAGTATCGGATCGTCGAGCCGCTAGACGTCGCGGCGTTTCTGGCAACGACGGGCGTGGAGTCTGCGCGACTGGTCTATACGCGCGAGATCTGGGGGCCGACATTGGCGCAGCAGGCGTATGAGCCACCGTCGACCAAGGCGAGCGAACTAGGCAATACCCAACCGGGCGACGGGCGTCTTTTCTGCGGTCGCGGCCTGATCCAGATCACCGGCCGGCGCAATTACACGCTCGCTGCGGTCAGCCTTGATCTCGATCTTTTGAACCATCCGGAATTGCTTGAGCAAGCGGGCAACGCGGCAATGTCGGCAGGCTGGTACTGGTTCAACCGGAAGCTGAGCGCGCTTGGTGTCGACGGCAACTTCCTTGGCGTGTCGCGCGCGGTGAATCTCGGCAATGCGACGTCGAAGGCGATGCCGAACGGCTACACCGAGCGTCTCGCGCTCTACGGCGCCGCAAAGAAGGCATTGGGGATCTCTTAACTGCCAGACGAATATTTGCCTTTTATTCGTCTCGCGAATAATTCAAATCAAGCCGCCTCGTGCGGCTTTTCTCGTTTACGGCCATGACCGACGTTACCCAGATTCACGAAGAGAAAGAGACGTTGACGGTCGACGTCAACATTCCAGGCCACGAGCCACGCAAGACTACTGCGCTGTTCGAGCGCACGCGCAAGGAGCTGATCGCGCGCGAAGGCGGCCGCTGCTTCATCTGCAACGCGACGGCGCAGGAGAGCGGCCACCCGCTCGAGGCGCATCACCATCCGATCGAACGCTCGTTCGCCGAGATGATCGACTGGGATCGATTCAAGGCGGATGCGCAGGCCGGCGTGTGGGGCTCTGCTATCCAGGCATTCGACTGGGACAACTTCACCGACTGGACTCAGTTCGTCGACGACATGACCGTCAACGGCATGTTGCTTTGCAAGCCGCACCACATCGGGAAAGACGAGGGCATGCATGCGTTGCCGTTCCCGATTTGGGTCGCACAGAAGTACGGCAAAGAGGGCTATCAGTTCTCGGCTGCCGAAGTCATCCACCACGCAGGATAGGAGCCTCAATGAACCAAACATCCAGCCTCGTAACCGGCGGTGTCACCCTGACAGCTGCTTCGCTCGTGCCGCTCATTGAATGGGTCGCCACGGGCTGCAAAGGTGTCATGCCGCCCGAAGTTCAGTTGCTGGTGGCGGGTGCCATCGTGACGTCCATCCATGCGATTGGCAACGTGGTCGCAGCTCGTACGTCAGCCAAGCAAGCAACGGCCGTCGCGCCGGCTCAGCAGTAACCGTCTCGCCGCGCACGCGGCAATACCCCGAAGGAAAATTCATGAAGAAGCTTATGCTGCTTGCGGCAGGCGTAGTCCTGTCCATCGCTTTCGCTGGCTGTGCTGAGACCGTGACGGTTGCCACCGACTTCCAGACTCAAGTCGCGAAGGCCTGCGCGGTCGTTCAGCCGACGCTGCTGTCCGTCCAGGCAATGACGGTATCCGATCCGGCTCAGCAACTCATTCTCGGCGAAGTCGTGAAAGACAACGCCGCGCTGTGTGCTGCGAATGCGTCGATCAATCCGACCAGCGTGTCGAACCTCGTGAATACGTCGATCCCGGCGGCCGTGCAGGTGGTTGGCTTGCTGCCGATCGACTCGGCGGCAAAAACGAGTGCGCAGATCGGATTGATGGCGTTCCAGGTGGCGTTGTCTGCGGCGCTCGCGCAGTTCGGTGCGCCGACCGCTGCGCCGGCGCCCGCGTCCGGTGCGACGCCATCGTGAGCGCCTTCCTGACCGAGCTGCAAGTTGAGCTTGTCAGCGATGCGACCAACAGCGGGCGAGGGACGTGGCGCCTGACGTCGCCGCTGGTGTATCAGTCGGCCGTGGCGAAGCTGAAATTCACGGTGCCCGTAGGCTTCGAGACAGACTTCGCCTCGGTGCCGCGGACGCCCGTCGCGTTCCTGTTGACAGCCGACAGCGCGCACGAAGCGTCCGCGCTGCATGACTGGCTCTATACCGAGCACCCAGTCGCGCGCGAGGTGGCTGACGCCGTCTTGCGCGAGGCGTCGCTCGTGACCGGCGTGCCGGCGTGGCGCGCATTCCTGATGTGGGCTGGCGTGCGCGCGTTCGGTTGGTCGCATTGGGGTAGCGGGCCAGCGACGGCCTAGGGTGGTACCTAGGGGCGATGTCATGACGCGGCATCGCCCGCCTTGTTCCCGCGCGCACTTTGATTGACCCTTTGTTTGCAATTGGTGGCAAACGGAAATTACTTCCAAATTTTCGGCCCCAGATCACCGTAGGTGCTTGAATTTTGAGCGGAAACTAGCATCTTCTATTCGCGAGCGGAAATTTTGGGCTAATTTTCATCGGTCGTAGCTGGCATCGAATTTTTGCGACGCAATTCATGGCGCGCGCGCAAACCGTCAGTGAAACCGTTAGAATAGTGGCAATTGTTAGTAACGCTTTTTGCCGACCACGTCGGCATCTGCATCACAGCACAATAAAAACACCGGGGAAGACGGATGCTATCCATGAAGACTCTCAAAACTGCTCGACTCGCTATTGCAGGAGCCATCGTCGGCGCCGCCGTCGCGAATATTGTTGCGGGCTGGCTGGGCTTCGGTGGTTCACATCAGGCTATCGGCGGCGCTATGGCCGGCGGCCTTCTTACCGCCGCCCTGCTGAAGGCTGCGCACATCGTCTAAGCGCGTGCTAATCCCGATCGATGGAAGTGTCGCCGACATAGGCACAATTGTATGCGGGCTAGGCGCGATGCTCGTAAAGCCGGTTAAGCGCCGGTGGCTCAAGCGCGCCCCCTGCTTCACGCAGCGCGATTTGGTAGTCGACTTCCTGAATGGGGCCACTGTCCCCGCATTCCTGCTCCTGGTGGGATCCGTTATCTCCAGCAAGATCCTAGAGGAGGCCCTTAAGACGGCCAAGACTTCAATGGCTCTGGCCGGGGTTATGGGTCTGATCTTCATCATTCGCGAGATCATAACGGGCTGAAATATGCAGGCCCGGGCGCCCGGCGTCTCTTCATCCCTGCAGGGCCGCATGTTGCGTCCCATCAATAAGCCCAGCCTCGCTGGCGCGTCTTGACCTATCCCTTCCGGCCATTCCTTCGCCACACATCAAGCATTCTCATTCGCTCATCGTGAATTTTCTGCTGTCGCGCCGTGGGCGGGTCGGTCAAGCAAGGTTCTGCGTCAAGTTCGCGTTCAAAGCATTCCCACACGGTCGAGGCCACGGCTGAATGACCACCGCTTCCGATCATCTTTCGTATCTGATCGGCACGCCGGATCGTCGAGCGTAAGCGGTGGATTTCCCGAAGAAGCTGCAGCACCGCCTCGGTCGGTTCTCGGTCGTAAATCTCGGCCAGCTCAGCGGCTGTCAGGGGCGGGCGGTGACGCATGATCGCGGTCAAAATACTGTATGGATGAACAGTATATACCGGGCCATTGAGCCGCAAAAACCTTGGAAGATGGGGAAATCCCACCATGCCCAGCATGGGTTTGCCGCCATAGGGAATTCCACCGAAACACTCTATGTTGTTGTTTTGCAACGAAACTGCACAAGGATTGTGATTCCTGTTGTCGTGGGTTCGAGCCCCATCAGCCACCCCAAAGAATTCAAGTAATAAATAGTTTGACGAGCGGCGTTGTGAGAAATCACAACGCCGTTTTTGCTTTGGCAGTCGGCGTTGATTTTCGACACCGCTTGTTTTGACCTCTGCATCGCCGAACAACTCCGAACAATAGCGCCCCCGCCTCAACGCCCCCGTCCCCCCGACCCGCCGCTGCTCCAC